GGACTTTGAATTGTTCTTGCCATATTATTTGCTTTCTCCAGTAAGGTTAATGCTTGTCATATCATTTTTATTTATATCTCGCTGGCACAATTTTCACAAATTATTTTTTTTTTTTTATTATGGTAATAAAGCAGTTTTAAGTTGATGGTAGGCAAAGTTAAAGCTACATTCCATTTCTCCACCATCCCGTTCACTGTAATTAATACCTTCTAAAGATACGGGAAATGCCCGAATATAATCAAATTTGATAACGTTATTACCGTACTCGTCTAAACCATATATTGTAATGTTAGTCATATACTGATCTGTATTTGACGTTACATTAGGGTCTTTTGGGTCAAAAACCCCAGTAGTAGGGTTGTTAAAAATCTCTAACCATTTATATATGACCCAATAATTATTGAATTGATTGTCCACAGTAAAGTCAATCTTCAAACTAGGAAATGATGGTCTTACATAGGAGGTTACCTTTAATGTTTGCCCAGAATACGGTACTTGAATGGGAGGAATTTCGATAGGAGGGGCAACAGCACCAAATATACTAAACTGAATACTGTCAAAATTAATGCTTGCACTTCTTCTCTCTAGATCAGTAAGCTTGTCTCTTAGGGCTCTTGGCACGGTAAGAACACAAATAAATTTATCCCTACGTTGTTTATTAAAGGGACTTTGTAAAATTGGAGTTTTATTTACAGGGGTTGCCACGGGTTATTTATCCTATCATCACCTTCTCCAGGAAGCTGCCACCCCTGCTGTTTTAAATCATCAATCTCAGATCCGGTTTTTTCTGTTTCAAAAAATACCGGTAAATTATTTGCCCCCTCGTTTTTTTCATTGGTGTACAGACTTAAAGGGCTTACTACACCTCGTACGCCATAGTCAAGCTGTTTTAAAATTAAAGGACGGCTACATTCATCTAATTTTACTACATCAAAATATCGATTACATATTTCATTTTCTAAAATCATTAATGCCCAAACAAATGACATTACCCGGTCATCCCAACTATTTGAACCGGGTCTTGCCGCCCAGGTATTATTAGGATAACGGATAAAGTTTTTAAATTCATGTAGAGTATTTTTATCGCGAATTTTTACTGCACGTAATTCGTTAACCCAGTATCGCATATTCATTATGCCCCGGTATTTGGTGTTGGTGTGAGATAAAATCCCAATACGCTTATACTCTGTCTTATCCCCGGCTTTAGCACCCCAGGAAACTACGTTTTCATAACCGTGGGTTAACTTTAGTTGTTCTACGACTTGTGCACCACAGCTATTTCTTTCTATAAGCACAGGAGGTCGGCCCCATTGGTTTAATATCTCTAATAATTTTGCTGTTAATTGAAACGGTACGATATTTCTATCATGAAAGACAGCCACCTGCTCAATAGAAGTAAGGTCAGTTATATCTAGTACCTGAATTACACTGGCAGCCTCACCAATGCCCTCACTAATGTCAACCCCCACAGTATATAATCTGTTTTCTTTAGGTTCATCAAATACTAAATATCTACCCTCATCAAAAATTAATTCAGGCTCTCGAACATCTCTTTGCATTTTATTATAAAGCTCCTCATCAACTGAGCTTTCTCCGCCTTGTAAAAAGCAATTATGTACAAGTATGTCATTAGCATAATATGTGTTGCCATTGGACACATTTATAAGATCATAAACATCCTCATAACCATCGGGCTGAATGCTAATGATAGCCTCGGTTTTGTTATTCTTAAGTTCGAGTATATCGCCCACTTTAAGGGTATTAGCTAATACCGTTGTCCCTTTAATAACAAAAGGATGATCGTGTGTAACTCTTATTTTATTGTTTGTGGTGCTGAATTTTAATACAGGTTTGTAGAGCTTGCGGATGCCTTCAAAAGACATATAACCGGTAGGTGTTAGTACTTTATAATTATTTTTATTTGCTTTCATAATCCCATATAATTTTGAAATCACATTTTAAATGGTCTTGTATTTCTTTTTGTCGAAGCGTATCTTTTTCTTTTTGCACACTATAGGTATGATAACGTTCATATACCTCATATATAGTATTTGTTTCATGACAGTAACCGTCTGGGTAGTATCCAATAATGGAATAATTCCTATCAATTTTGCAGTTGTCTATTTTTTCTTGCGCGTCAAGTAATTGAACCTCTCGGCGACCTAATGCGTGAAACTTTGTATCTTCACGCGACGAGCGTTTTTGATAGGCGATTCTACCCGCACGCTGGTACTTTTTTTTTCGTTCTAAGCTTTGTGCAGGAAGGTAGCGAAGAGTATGATATTTTTGCTCCCAATCATCACCATATAAATATTTAAAATGTTCTTTAGAATTAGGTCCAAGTACGCAACCAGGTCGCTTGCAGTAAGATTTTTTTATAATTTCTCGTCTTGTAGGTGAGAACATAATATATGATCTACAGCGACAGTATTGTTCATCACTAAAAGTAAAATTATATTTACCAGCAATTAGTAATCTAAACGATAACGTAAATTTTGGATGTCTGCAGTATATTTTATATCTATCTGTGTGATAATATAATGCCTTATATAATTGGGGGGCATCTTTAATAAGGGTGCGGCCTTTCGCTTTACCTAGGTATTTTGTATAGTGATATTTACTACTATTAAGTAAACTATAAAGTTGTGATTGTGTGTATATTACTTTAATTTGATCTAATTTGCTCTGTAGTTTTGCGTAATATTGCTTTGTTCTCTCCGCACAGGCTTGCGTCGTACCTGAACCATATGTACCGTATTTTTTAAAATTAGTTTCACGTCTCTTTAAATTAGCTGCTGCTTTCTTTGCAGGGTCTAAATCATAATAAGTCGAATAATTCTTTAATTGTAATTGCTTGTTGCTCACCGTTATTATTTATTATATCAAGAGTGCTTTCCCCGGTTACACAATTGCCAAATTCTTGGTCAAAAATTTCTTGGCTACCTAAGGTTCGAACCGTATCAGATTTCCATTTTTCATCACGCCCGGGAATTTCCCACCAGTCTATTCGTTCGGCTTTCCAATTATTCTCTCCTTGAAGTGCACCTTGATATAATCGATAAAACAAATTATCGGTACCATTAGGAGTACTGGCAATAAAAATTTTAGATTTTTTAGAACTACTAATAATAGGGTAAACTGACTCCCAGAATTTCTCTACAATATGGTTATCGATAAATGCTAACTCATCTAGAATAGTAATGTTTACAGACTCTCCTCTTCCCGCATCACTACTGGTAGTGCTGATACCGATGCTACTTCCGTTAGAAAGAGTCATACTCGTTTGTCCATATTCAACAACACCGGGCTTTAAAAAATTAGGTAATTGTTCATAAGCCAGACGTACTCTTTTAAAAATATTTTTTGCGGTTTGCTCTTTGTTAGCTACAATTAAAATTCTTTGATCATCATTAAAACAAGCATTCCAAAGACTGTAAATGGTCATCATTGTCGATTTGCCCGCTTGACGACTTGATAATAATATTACAAACCTGTTATCCCGTAAACTTCTAAGAACTTTCTTTTGACATGGAAAGAGAGCAATTTTCTCCTTACCTCTATCCAGATTAATAATAGTGAAATGATTTTCTGCAAAATGTAGAATATTTTTTTTACATTTTTTTATCTCCGCAACCATTTCCGGTGTATATTCAAACTTGGTATCGACAGTAGGAAGGTTTTGATTGCCTAGATAAAACTTTTCTTTGTCAGCCATTTTAAATATTTATCGGGGAAATCAGAACATAAAGAATAAATACTTTTATGACAAGAGTAACGAGCATTAAAGATATTGGTATGGTATATGAAGCTATGAAGCAATCGGAGGCTCAAAAAAATGCGGAAGTAGTTGAAGAGAAGACAGTTAAAAAACTTGAATCTTTTCCAAAAGCCATTGACAAAAAGATTAATGTAAAGAAAATTGTTGCCAAAGGGTCTGATACAAAAGCGTTTTTTCCAAAGAAATCTGGCCCAGAAGCCGCTGAAGGCTTTAACAAAAACATAATTGATCCGAAAACTGCAAAGAAGGATAATCATTATGAACCACAAAAATTTTCAACAACTCTTGAAAAAACGGTTCCTTCAAATATAAATAATAACATGAGCAAATCGATATTTGATAAACTTTATGAAGATGTAATGAAGGACGATGCCATTGATCTTGGCATTTCCGCAGGGCCTGAGGGAGAGGCAGGTGACAAGCCAGCCGATATTGACGCTGGTGGTGATGAAGTTACTTTGACGCTATCCCGCGACGTTGCCCAAAAGCTACACGATTTGCTCTCTGATGTGCTTGGCGGTGGCGAAGAAGATGCTGGTGAAGACGAAGGCAGCGACGAAGATCAAGAGAATGTCCCTGCAGAAGACGAACAGCACAAAGCTGAAGATAAAAAAGAAGATAAGAAGGATGAAGATCAAGAAGATGTAGCTGGTGAAGCTACTGAGATCGAAGAACTTCCCGACAGCAAGGGTCATTCCCTGACTGCTAAGAACAATAAAGTCCCGGGTAAGCTCAGCCATGTTAAAGGTGGCAAAGCTTCCGGCGATGCAACTGGCAGTGCTAGCGATGGCAAGCCTGTTGCTCTTCCCGATAGCAAAGGCCATTCTTTGACTGGTAAGAACAACAAGGTCAATGCCCCCGGTTATAAGGCCGGAGACTTCTTTAAATAATAGATAGTCAATCTTAAAATAGAGAAGCCGTCGTAATGACGGCTTTTTTATTATAAATAACTGGTGAGTACTTTTGGATTAATATACGAAAAATTATTATTACAAGATCTAAAAGAATATACCACCTGGAACTCAGGTATTTTGTCACATAATATTGGTCCTAATTTTAAGATTAATAACCTTATGAAAAATCCTATGGGTAAGCCTACAGAAAGACATAGGAAAGTAATTAAAGACCCGGGGTTTAGAAAACACGCGCAAACAGTACCAGATATGCATAAAATAGATCCAAAATCCATACAAGTGCTAGATGATCTAAAAGTTTCTTCTGGAAAAAAAGTTTTGAGCCAAGATGAAATACAAAAAATCTGTAGCAAGTTTAATATTTCACGGCTTAATGCACAGGAGCCAAAATCTCTTGGCAATACTGGTATAGTTTTAAAATACGACCCTGATATGCGAGGCTATGTTATACAAAAATGAGCATGGACAAATATACAGGATCAAATTGTATACGTAAGTATCCGTTACAATACACAACGAGCTCCCTTAGATTTACAGATAAAGATAATAACGAATGCGAAAGACAGCTCTATAGTAATTACTGGCGCGAACAAATAGATTTATATGGCCAAAAAGCTATGTATTACAGAAATACATATAGTACTTTATGTGCAGATAATTTTTATGGAGAACAGCCAACTGCCCGTTTTGATGATCCTCGCCCGGTGATCATGCTTATAAAATTATCAGAAAATGCTCTCATCTTAAGCAAATTTGGTTATCAAAGTGATGAGCAATGTACCGCGTATATGCACATTAGCTCTTTTTATGCTGTTTATCCCCCGGATGCAGAGCCAAAATCAGGGGATCTATTTAAACTTACCGAATACGGAAACGATAGACCTGGTGAACGTGATGGAAGAATGTATGAAATAACGGAACGTTTAGATCAAGAAAATTCTGAAATTAATTCTCTTGCCGGTCATTATGTTTGGCTATTAAAAGCTAAGAGATTTGAAAATTCGTTTGAACCTAATGTACCTCAAGAGAGGGGCAACCAACAAGTATATGACAACCCCCGTTACGGTACAATCACCACATCTATTAGCAGTGATACTACGTACGCGGTAAGACCATCTTCTTACCCGGCCTCTGCAAACGAATTAAGTCAGAATATAGTATTCGATATGTCTGTAAATAATACAGACATTTACGGTGGGTATTACAACTAAACTGCTACCTCGAGTTCTTCTAAATCCGGTTCAACATCTTCTTCAATTTCTTGGGGGTCAGCATCAATCACCGGAGCGACAACACCTTTATTAGCTTCAATGGCCGCAGACATAGACATGTTAAATTCTTCTCTATCTACATCAAGAATCATAGTTTCAAGACGCTGGTCAATATATTTTTGAAATGCCAAAGGCTTAACCCAGAAGTCATCGTTAATCATATCTGACTTTAATTCATCGGCCTTTTTTTGTACTACATCAATAGCTTCAATCAAACAAAGCCATCGTGCATACTCAAGCTTTTTTAATTTAAATTCTTTCTGATTACCCTGTACGGTTACAAAATCGTTTTTCATATTTTTATATGTTACTGGCTTTTATAGTTTGATCAATCTTTTTCTCTAAAAGTTTTGCGTCATTATATTTACCGGCATTAGCCAGTACTGTAGGAGCAAAAACAAAATACTGCTTCTCAACTAAATTCTGTATTTTATATTTTTCCTCCCAAACCATGACTACCGCACCGAAAGTACCCCCTTGCGGTCTTTTATAGATATGCTCTACTCCAACAGTGGCCGCTTCCATAATATTTTTTGCTTCAACCCTAACTCCCCAGTCGCCGGAAGCAACATGATATATTTTCATCTTAATTTACTTAAAACATAAGCGACTATAGCAGTATAAAAGGTAATCGGCTCAATTTGGTTATTAGTATGATTAAGAACCTTAAAACTATTTTTAATAATTTCAAAAGCATCTTTAATTACTGGGGTCATTGGTACCCCGGTTTCTTTCATTTGCAGCCGTATAGACTCTTCTAAAATATCAAAAAAATCTGAAACAAAAGCTTCTTTATTTTTGGATTCACCTTGTGCCTGTGCATATGCATTTTTAAAGATTTTATATGCGAGCTGACCTTTACTAAAAAAGAAATCTTCCGCCTCTTTCTTAATTTTTGTAAGTGGAGTGGGTAGCTCAAACCCTGAAACAGGCATAATCTGACTGGCTGGTACAATATTGTATTCCATTAGGATGATATGGTTTGCTTGATCACTGTATCAGGTGGTTCAAGAATAGGAGTAGTGACTAATACGGTTTTTAAATCAACCAAAACATTTATATCTTTTTTACATCCTGGGCACACATATTCATTTCGTTCATTTAAGGTAATAGGAACAAAACATTTAATACCGCGGTCACAAGGACAGGTTACCTCAGCCCCCTGTTTACTAAGTTCTGCCTCTCTTGCAAGTAAAAAAGCTTGTTCCTCTAAAGCGGTTTTTCTACGAACATATTCAAAATAAAAGTAAAAACCTACAAACTGTAGTACCATAAAAAAGGCCCAAGAACTTAAAAACCAAATACCCAGATAGGTAAGAGGCCAGGCCGCTACGGCCGCAACCGCAGAGGTAATAGCTAGACTAGACAATAGTCTTTTAATCATGATATAAGTTTAATATATAATCACTTATTTTTCAACTAGTTTATTAAGCTCGTCCGTACAAGATAAAATTTGATCTTGAATATTCTGAATCTTCTCATTAAGCTCGCGAACTGTTTTAATTTTATCTTTATTATCCTTAATTAGGGGATTATTAACGCCCATAGCTAGTTGTCTGCGAAAATCGGCACATTTAACAAACAAGTCACCTAGAAAATCTAATATTTTGTCAAGAGGGTATGGTAGTTCAACAGGCTTGTCATATCTATTTCTAAATCTATTAATAATGTCATTTACTGTAATTACTTCAGGTTGAAGATCTCTTTTAGCAATACCTGAAACCCATTTATTATAAAGCATAGTTGAGTCTTCATTAATAGCGCTTGGTCGTTTATTCACATATATATTTATAAAATTCACACGAAAGCCATAAATATCTTTATGAGTTTATTTGAAAAACGGTTTTTTTCATTGCTAGAACAAGATGAACAAGAGGCCCCCGCAACAGATGCAGCTGCAATGGAAACTCAACTAGATAAGGGCACAGATCCCGCGGCTTTAGATGTTGAAGCACCTCAACAAGTCGACCAGGCCCGGGCTTCACACAACGCAGCACAAAAAAAGACCTTAGCCACATGGATCGGAGAGATTGCAAAGTTTATTGATTTCTTGAACGGAACAAACGGTAATAGTGTTCAATCACAATTGGCTGCTAGTAGCTGTGATACACTTTTTGAAAAGATTTCTAATAGTGAAAAAAAGCGTATTGCAAGAGTGGCAATGGAATTAAGCTCTTTCAATGAATCATTAAAGGGTTATTTAATTTCTGGCGACGATAATTAAAACTGAGATAAAAGTAAACGCCCCTTTACGCCAGAAACCGTATTCTGTAAAATAAATTCTTCTGAAAAACAATCTATATTTTTAACTATACAAAATTCATTAATGTCTTTAATTTTCTTAAACTTTTCTGGCCATAAAAATACCCGATAACCCAGGTTAAGAAGGTAAGTAGTTTTCTTCTTACTTGCACTGTCTACAAATTGATTATCTAAAACCCATATAATTTCATGTAAGGGAAAACTACTTAGCTGTTCTTTTTGACGCTTAGTAAACGGATCACCTTTACTTTCTGTAATCCCGGCTACTGCTACTCCGTTCTTTATAAAGAAAGCATCTATAGGGCCCTCCGTGACAAAAATATACTTACTATCTTCTCTTACTCGGTTAATACCAAATAAGCTTTTTTCACTTTGCTGTTTTGAGAGGTATTTAGGATAAACTTTATTTTTTTGCTGCACTACTGTTCTAGATTGATAATGTGCAATCTTTTCATCTAAATCATAAAACGGTATAGTTAATCTATTTTTATGAACCGGGTCATTGAGACTTACAAACAAAGCCGACGGCTTATTGCACGCGGTATCTAATCGTCGATCTTTAATAATTTTTAAGCAATTCACTACTATCGGATTATTTTTATAAAAATTAATCTGAGAAATATCAAATAAATTAATAGAATCTTTTGGAAGAATGTCTGGCTCAGTAATAGGCCTTTCAAACTCAACATCTTTATTGTCTATCTCTCTTACAGCCATGGTACCATTTTCACGCATTATCTCTACATACGTCATTCCTGCTACTTGCTGGATCCATTTAACTGGTCTTAAATTTAAACCACAGTTGTGACAAAAAATAATATTCTTTTTTGGTATGTAATATAGGCGTCTCTTTTTTCCCCAGGACTTTCCTTCTCTGCAAGTTGGACAACAACCATTATAGCTTTTAGCCAGTCGATTGTATCGAGGAAAACCTGCGAACTGATAAAATTTAGTTACGATATAATCTTCGTTTAAGAGCACACAACTATTGTAATAGAAACCGGCTAGTTATCAATTCTTTTTATCGGCCGGTAAATCCTCAACACTCATTACACCTTTTCTAATAAAAGTACCGCTAGCTGGGTCAATCCAATGGCATTCCTTGTAAAGTTTATTCCCAACAATCTTTTCAATTATTCTTGGTGCTACAGGCTGGCCACTAATTGGGCTAGTTATCTTAATCGGGCGTACTAGATCCATACTATATTTAGGTCTTTGCTTTCTCTTTCAACTGATTTTTTCTATATTGTTCTAAACAAACACCATATACAGGGTCAGGTAATTTTTCTACAAAAACTATAATTTTTTCTTTTATACCAGAATTAAATGATTTTACAGGAACCTTTCTAATAAGCATCTTTGGCAAACTTAAAAAATAGTGATTTTCCTCTTTTGTTTCAACATAGACAAAAAATTCTCCAACGTAATCCCCGTGTTCTACAGCATATGCGCCTTTTTTCTGAGGCACAACATTTTTATGGACAAAAGTGTTTAGCAAATTGTTGTATATCTCTTTCAAGCGATGTTATAGAATTTGGTAATTCTATTCCTAGTTTTTTTGTATAGTCAGTACTTAAAACACAATTACTTCTACCGGCCACAATATCTAAATTTTTCATTTCTACAAAATTCCAGTTTTTGTTCTCTACTCCATGTTGCCTGAGAATAGATACTATTTCTTTAGCTTCAAGACCCCCGGGGTTTACTACGTTTATAGGCCCCGGATTAATACCTTTAACAATAGGCAGTAAATTATATACAAAATGATAAAAATCCGTCATACTAGTTAGGCTATTTTTCTGACTTATTAAATTATTATACTTAAAAATTTTATTAAGATAGTTTTTTGGTAATAATGTTGAGTCAAATGGCATTCTTATTCGCAATATATGGGCTCTAAAGTTTGATAAGACCATTTCTGAAATATGCTTGCATTGACTGTAATAGCTACTTTGATTATTATAAAATCCAAAATTAGGAATGTCGCACTCAGTGTATTCCTTATCGTACCCAGAATATATACATCCACTACTAACCTGAATTAAGGGAATGTTTAGTACATCGCAGGCAAGGGCAATTGTATGGGGTACTTGAACATTCCAAAACCAGCAAAGATTTTTATTAGACTCACATGCATCAACGTTTGGAACTCCGGTGTATCCAGAACTATTAATAATAACAGTAGGTTTGTACTCTGATAAAAATTGCTTTAAAATAATAGGATTGGTGTAGTCAAGATCGGTCTTAGAGAAACCCTTTACATTTAGAGAATTTTTTTGCAGGTATGAGCTAAGACCTGTACCAACATATCCTTTGCCGAAAAGTACTATTTTTGTCATTTGTCCTCACTACCAGAAATAGTATTAAAAATAAACCTATTAATGGCAGCGGACAAGGCATCAGCATCTTTTTGGTTAGACGCATGAATAGCGTTTATAGGCTCACCATTAACATTGTAACCAATGATAATGAATGCACTTAGATATTCTGAAATCATGGAAATGAGGGATGCCATACTCTTAGATTTCTCAACCTTTGCATTTGTTTGATGAGCAAGATAATCCTGCATGGCCGATTTGAGCAACTCTTCAATTTGCTTTTTATCCATCTTAACCATTTTTTGCAGTTTCTTATCGTCGCCATTCATGTCGTTATTGTGCGGCTGTTTCACCGGTATATTTAGGCTTCTGAGTATAGTATGGACTTTTTGTCGGGTTATTATTAACCCCTTTGTCTAGAAGGTACCTAATAATAACTTCTATACTATCTGTTTTAATACTAAAATTTCGGTTAAATCTAATACCTCCATCATTTAATTCAAACATAATATCATCTAAGAAATCCTTGTTAGTAAAGCATGTAATAAACACAGACGAATACCCCGGGTCAACTAATACCGTCCACCGCCGGGGATCATGCTTTCCATAGTTATTGAAAACTCGCCAAACAATAAACCCGTTATCACGAAGTCTTTTCATGAAATAACTTGGGGTACGAATTTTATTTTTTGAGGTGCTCATTTTATAAGGGAAGAAGCAATATACTTCGTTGTGACAATATTATCAGCTACATGGAATAGAACAATGCCGATTTTTGGATTTATACTACATTGTAACTGCTTCACTCTCACACCGCTAATTATTCTAATAAGTTCAAAATTCAAGCATATAGATCCAAGAGGTGCACCCGTATATTCTGCAAGAGGAATAGAAATACTATCAACATTATGTCTGGATTTATCGGTTAAATCCCCAACAATTTTACCATCCTCGGTATAAAGATATAATTTGTTACTTTCTGTGGCAAAGGTGCTACCTCTTAAAAGCTCTAACAGAGTTTTATATTGTATAGTAAAATTAACAGGAAAGTCTAAATCGTTTATTTTAGCAATATCTATCTTCGGTTTAGTTATAATACCATCTTCAAGTAAGTGATATTTAAACCTAATTTCTGGTCCAAAGTAGCTAATATTATTTTTATCGACTGTGAAGTTGAAGCTATCGCTACTAACCCCCTCGAAAGCTTTAATAACCTTTTTAACATCTGAAATATTGATGTTTATTTTTTCATCAGTTTTGGTATTAATTTTATATGCAGTATAGAGAATTACCGAAGCATCGGAAGTAGCTACGGTACAATTAAAACCATTTTTATCTAACTGAATAACACAACTATCATTAATCTTACTAATGGGTAGCAAAAAACTATTAAGAAAGAGTTTTTTATCCGGTACAGCTACATTCACTAAATAATTTTAAAGTATTACTAGCCAATTGCAAGTTTATCTAATTTGCTGGTAAGTAAATCAAGTTTATCAAGAAGTCTATCTAATTTATCATTGATTGTATCGGGGGTAATTTTCTTAGAAAAATCAAATACCAATTGATTTGGGTCTTCTGTTACCAGGGGTTGTTGGACATTAATACCCGCATTTACCACTGTTGCAGCCGGTGAAGGTGCATATTGATGCTGAATAGTAGTTACTACAGGTTGATGTGAGGGTGCTGGGGTTGGTACGGGTGCATTAGCTTGGGGAATATTTGAAAAAACGCTCTTTAGATCTGTTTTTATTCCAGAAATATTTTTAGATGACCCAACAATATTTTTGTCGATCTCTTTTAGCTGAGCTAAAGTTGTTCCTAAAAGATTAACTATAGCATCTCTAGCTTCGGGAGTATTTGGATCAACCGGACGAAAGAAGTCCATTAGTCGTCAATACCTTTGAGCAGTTCTTTAACAGTATCGTCCTCGAGCAAATCTACATCATCTTTAGCTTCTTTTTTAGCTACAGTCTTTGTAGGTACTGTCTTCTCAACTGTTTCTTGCTCGGTTGCACAGAGATAATGCTCATCTAAAAGCTGCTTTAGTTCATCGTAACTTTTAACCGTAAATACATTCTCTAGGTCAAAGGCGCCTTTATAAATGTCATCAACTTTAGATTTATCCAGGCCTTCAACAGCCTTGGGCATAGTAAATTTACTGCTTACATAGGTAGGATAATCACCCTGTTGCTCAACCTTAATCTTGAGGTTGCAGCCTTTATCTGATAAATCAAAGATTCTAGCACCAAGGTCTTCTGCACCTTCACCTTCAATTGCATCCATAATAATCTTATGCAATTGCTTACCGTAGCGGAGAATCATAACTTTGCCGTTATTGTCTTCGTTCACCGGATCATTAACAATATATGCATTTACCAGCCACTTTTCAGTGCGTAGAATAGCCTTGGCTTTATCTTTCTCCTCAGCAGTGCCTGTCTTGAGTACTTTGTAGCGATATTCTGCAATCGGGTCCCTTTCTCCGAATGTTGACGGGCTGACAGCAGAAACATACTGACCGGTAGAAAAACTCGTCCAGCCAAAAGTATAGTAATGAAAAAATGTCTTGACCGGGTCTTTGGTATTAGGAATTAAACGAACTGTATATGTATTACCAACCTCCAATTTTAGAATATCCTTATTACGGGATTGGGTATTGTTATTTTTAGCTAAAGCTGATTTAATACTTTCAAACATCGAATTTGTAATGGCGCTCATACACTAATAATAATAGATACAGAATATAAATCAACTAATATTTTTCTTTATTTTCTCTAATCCTTTGACAGAAAGTATTTTTGCTTTTGTACTATTTAAGTACTTTGTCCGAAACATATTAATATTGTCGTACATATCCCCGAGGGTAAATCTTAACAAATCTGGATCATGTTGACGTAAAATAAAATCAAAATTTTTAAAAGCAAATAGATTATAAATGCTTATTTTTCTTTCCTTTAAATGTGTTATAAAGGTATTTTGAATGCCTATTTTTTGGTGCAAGTAATCATCTAAATCAATATTATTATCTTGGCAGTATTCTTTAATAAAATTTAAACCAGTTATGATTTTTCTTAGATGGTAGTCGTCGTCCGGGGAAAGAAGCAGCTTTTTTTTCTGAGCTAAAGTATATACCTTTATAGCTTTCGGGGAAGAGTAAAAATGTAAATCAAAACCACTTTCCCCAGGATAAAGAGTATAGGGCGCTGTAAAGAATTCTGTCATATCTACCGAACTATTTCTAGAAAAGAAGTTTTTCAGTCTTGTAACTAAGGGAAAAAATTCAGTTTGCTCAAATCCCTCCCATTGTTTTCTTAGTTTATAAGGTAACCCGCTATGGCTACGAGATATCTTTAAAAAAGTATTGTATATGATTTTCTCTGACATCATGTAAAGTTGGCCTCCAGAAATCTTATTTCTGCTTCTTTATTATGTGAATGTCTACCTACAAAATTAACCCTTCTAAAGAATTGCTTATCTGGAACATATCGAGGAATATTATAATGGTTAAATTTATGTCTCAAGTACCATTCTGCTGACCATATATCTGAATATGCAAAGTAATTATCATCATAAATTGTATTCAGTGCAAAATCAAGAGTACTATAATACGGGCTATCGTCAAAAGACCACCCGTTATCTTTTCTAAAATATTCTGTGTCAGTATTAATAATATTAAAAGTATTCAATGTACGTAGTATTTTTCTTTGTGGGTCGTTACAGGTCATTTCTATGTTTAAATAGGGTAGGTCATTATTCTTAATAAAATTAATAAGATCATTAACTTCTGATTCATTCTTATTGCAGGAGTATACATCATCTTGCATGAATATTAATTTTGTGATTCCCTGTTGTTTTAAAAAATGTAATGCTTTTCCAAAAGCAGCGGGGTATGTGCCTTCTGCTGTAGCAATAGTAAAATTAAATCCTTCAAGTAGTTTGCTATCCTTAATATTTTGAACATATTCCCTGGGAGAATTATGAAAAACTAATAAGTTATAATCTAAATTTGATCTTAATTTCTTATCAAAATAATCTTTTGACTTATATTTGAAAATATCGAAACGTTCATTCCCGTACGTAAAGGTTAAACTGGCAATCATTTTTGTGCATTTAGATATTTCATGATATATTTGCTCTTACATAAAGAGGGATCAAACTCAAGGAATATTCTAACTGCTGCAATATCATTATCAATACCAAGTAAGCTCTTAAATAAGTTTTTTACGTTTTTATTTTGCAAGTATAAAAGCAATATATTTGCCAAATTATATCTCTTATTAAAGCATATACATATAAAACTACAAAATGTTCGAAACAGATGGTCTGTTTCTTCCCGGTGAATGTTGTTGAAATTCATATGGTAATAGGGATCGTGTAAAATTTATAAATGTATCGTTCAAAATCCCGCCTGCAGCATTTTCGTGGCCACCACCTTGAGCTATTTTTTGAGCAAACTTAGCTAAATTTAACATACAAGTTTTAGATTTTCTAAAGCTAACCTTTTGTGTCTTAAGGTTTACCACTATTGCAATATCTGCATTTGTAGTAGATAAAATATGGTCAGCAACATCGTTAATTGCGAAATTAGAAAATGTAGCGACTACCTTATATGTTCTTTCTCCTAATTCTAGATCTCGATGATATAACTGTAAAGATGAAAGTATTTCATCAATTCTTTTTTTGTAGAAATGAATGATATTTTTTTGTTGCGCGTTAAATCCGTTAAAACCTTCCTTAAATTCCTCATAAAATTTTTGTATCCTATCTCCTGTATAACTCCAAAAAATATAATTTAACTCGCGAGAAAAAGGCAGGTGGAGTGAATAATTATCATAATCATCTACCCCTAAGAGTAAAAGCTTTTTTTCTTTAGGAAGAGCTAAGCTTTTACTAAGCCTTTTCAGTGTCTTGTATAATAAAATACAGGTACTAGTCGATTCCTCTAAAAATGTTTTTGCCTGTTTAAACGCTGATTTTCTAAAAATACTTTCTTCATGATGGTCAACTATGGTAACATTTTTGTAATCATAAAGCTCTGGGGTACTTCCCACACTCAAATCAAGAATATAAATTTTATTAAATTTTTCTATACAGGGGACAATGTGTTGTTTCCAATATAAAGGTAGTTCAGATTGAGGCAATGCTTTAACTGGTAATTTTTTTTCTTTATACCAATTCAAGAGAAGATACGAGGCGGCACCATCAAGGTCTGCATGTGTTAAGCATAATTCCATTACGTTTCTCCAAGATTAGCTAACGTTTTAGTAAATTCTATAGCCTCTTGACTCTCATTTACAGTATCATCCTCAGAAATTTGTAATGTATTATAGTCAATTTTCAGTGCTATACTACCAAAGTTAGGACCGAATCTATTTTTCGTAATTCCTATATTAATAATACCTAGTTCTTTATCTTCGTCTTTCTGCCATATTGAAACAATAGCATCGGAGGTTGTAGCAAGCCCTATACTTTCAGAAATAGTCTCTAGACCGGGGTTATCCATATTATATCCACTACGATTAAGCTGGGTGGCCGACACTATAGGACAGTTTAGATCATAACTTAAAGCACGAACTTGTTGAGCTGCGTATAATACTCTTTCATAACTATTATTACCCACCGGGCTATGAAGCAAATTTAAATAATCCAATACAATAACATCTATCTTAATACCTTTTTGAATAAGCTTCTTAACATAACCTTTTAACTGATGCGGGGTAAGAGTGGATGGTGGAAATTCTTTGATAATAATTTTAGATTTCTTGCTTTGACCTAATGATTGTATAATTTGCTTAAGGTTTTCTGATTCTTCTTTAAGGTGACTAAGGGGAATACTAGTAATATTGGATGAAAGCCTTCGCGCGTACATCATCTCACTCATTTCTAGAGATATAATAAGAACATTTTTACCCTGCAGAGCTATTTGTGTAGCAATATTACCAAGAAAGATGCTCTTACCAACATTAGTCTCCCCAGCAAACACATAGAGGGCCCGGCCATTTTCCAAAAGCCCACCACCTAATTTATTATCAAGCCATTTCCACCCCGTTCGAATATGGGGTTCTTCTCGGTGAAGTTCCGCAACAAACTGATCTATATCTTGAAACAGCTCTATACCCATATTTTGAGCTAAATTAATACCTACTGCCTTTTCAAATTTAGTTAGCAAATCTGCAGAATTTAGTTCTTTGGAATCGAGTTTCTCCGCCGCTTCCAATAATGCATTCATTACAGCTTTTTCTTTCAAAAATAATTCTGTATTTTCTACTAATTCGGCTCGGTTAAACTTTCGATCAATATCAGTAAATGACTCTACTACAGTTTTAAAGCTAGCCTTAAGTTCATCAGTAGTAAGATATGCCTTGATCTCTGTGTGGGTTGGTACTGTACCTTTATCTTTAAAAAATTTTAGTATAATACCAACTACTGATTTTATATCTTTGCTCTTAAAATACCGAGTATCTAGATGATCTACAATTGATGCTAGGTAAACAGAGTCTATCAAGCAATTATACATAATAATTGTCTCGTAAAAATCTAAATCTAGATTCTTTCTATCTTCTCTCTTTATCTTTTCCATTTTTTTATGAATAGCTCGTTACTTTTATTCCATCCTCCATCATTAAGATCGCGCAGTCCTGGACTGTCGTGCTGAATAATTATAGGCCATACACCTAGTTTAAGCTTCTTACTGTTACAAGTCAAGCTAAAATCTATATCATAATGATGCCACATAAATTGCTGGTCAAATCTTGCCCCAGAATTATACACTTTCTTAGCATCCAAAGCTAAAAATACTCCATCCAGCACCGTTACCCTGCTAGGCGTTGGGCCAAACGTGGTAAGAAACAGACTATCTGGACTGGCTGTGTGGCCGGCAATTCCCCTATAATCTTCTTTAGGCACCATCCAATGCCATAAATTCTTATCCAGTATTTGAGGGTTTAGCCCACCAGCTACTCCAAGTACATCGTAATGTCTAAGACCGTCCTTAATAGTACTAAAATTAGTATATTTTAATGAGACATCATGATGACATAGGATTATCGTGTCAAAATCATTATATCTTGTTTCTATAATGCTATTATAGTATTCAGGTAGCCCTATTTCTGTATTATTATACACAACTTCAAGATGGATCTCCTTATTAGTAAACGTTTTTTCTAATAAACAGTTATTCCGTAGAGGACTAATCGAAAAAATACCTACCATAACGTAAATTATAGCAAGAAGTTATAAATAATCAATACATGAATAAAGACACTCATTTAATTTTTGAAGCATACAAAAAAGTGCTAAATGAGGCACCTCCCGCCTACGCAATTGGTGATTTAGACATACCTACATCCAAGTTAAAAGATATGCCTGGTGGCGGATATGGATTAAAAAAGAAGGCCGAGCGCGAAAAAAAGCCTATCGAGTCAGTAACTCAAGATTTAGTTAAAGCAATTCAGACGCAATTGTTCAAACCAGAGAATCATACAGTGGACGGGGTTGAATACAACCTTTACTACCCAGGTAATGAAATGAAGCTTCGTAGTGACTTACAGAATTTAGTTCAAAAAGAGCTTGGCCTAGGTAAAACGGAATCCGGTTATACTGCACGTATTGTAAGAAATATGTTAAATATAATTGTAAAAGATTCCGCAACAGGGGGAATTGCAACTAGACCTGAAAAAATTAAAACGGCGATTGCAGCTGCGAAGAAGCCAGTAACTAAAACCGAGACTGTTTACGAAATTGATAAAGCAGTTAAACTAACTGACAAAGCATTAAAGACTTTGGTTATAAACTTACCAGATGAGGATGTAGCTGAAAAAGAAATTTTAGGCGTTCTTAAGAGTGCCCTTAATGAGTATAACGACCGCCCGGGTATCGAGCCTCTAAAGATGAAATCTTTTGATTTACTAGATAAACTAAAAGAAGCTGGTGTATTAAAAGAGAAGCAGGTAGAAAAAGAAGCCACAGCCGAGGGGGAAGGTACTGGAGAAGTTGAAACTATTGAGGATTATCCCGAATCCGATGATGTTGGATCGGTTGCCAGAGAGCTAGGTATGATAGGCCGTGGGCGCGGATTTGATCCAGGTGGATATTCTTTTAACGATTAAGTAAAAAACGGACTATCAAAGTCAAACTGTGACACGGCCGTAATACCTTCTGTTGTCAGTTGGTATAAACAACCTTCGGGTAGCGGCTCACTATCTTTAAACTTTACACTACTAAACTCATTATACAGATAATTAACAAAAACTGTACTCCCACACCGGGCCAGATAGGTACTATTGTTTGAAGAATCATAAATCCATAGCCCAAAGGTACCATCTAATAGACCTACTGCACGAGAAATGGCATCTGCAACAGTTAAAGTACCTTCCCCTGCTTGAAATGATTCGTTGATCATTAATGGAATAATACTTGTATCAACCGGGTTACTCCACTTAGGATCAAACTGTTCTTTTATGTCATTAAAATTAGTAATTACTCCGTTGTGAGCAACCGTAAAGTTGTTGTAATTAAAAGGATGGGCAGTATTAACGCTATATTTTCTTTTTGCAGATGTTGGTGCCTGAGTATGTCCTAGATACATTGTAACTTTGACATTATCTCGCTTAAAGGCTTCTTCTACTGCTTTGACCTCTACCGAACCGCTCCATCTATGAATAATGAGGTCACCAGTATTGGTAACCAAGCATAAAGACGTAGCAAAAGTACCTCTTTTTTTATTAAGCTTATATAAAGTATAGAAGCGTTCTCTATCAGTTGCGCCAAATATACCGCACATTTAATTATTATAAGTATCGTAAGATATTAATCTACAATTATATTTCTTCCAAACATGCCCTAAATCCTGCTTATAGGGTAAAGGATCAATAAAACCGGCAGAGGCAAAACCTTTTATGCGAAGTGCGCTGCTCGGTGAGTTTGCATCGCACAAATTCTCACCAGAATAACATGTATAGGTCTTACTAAACTTAACCTTAAGTCTAATCCCCTCCTTAACTATGTCTGCCTTGTCCATGGTAATTAATGGTGCTTCAACCGCAATTCTAACCTCACGGTTTAAAGCTAGAACCTCATTAATTGTAGGCAAAAATTCTGGACTTGCATCCCAATATCCAGCTAAACTATCAACTTTAGTTGCTCCGTGATAAACTTTAGTTGCTCCTACCGCCTCCGCATAAGAAGCTGCTATACTTAAGAAGATCATATTGCGGTTTGGCACATAAGACTTAGGCTGTGCTTCCCCTGCCATTTGTCTTATATCCGGTGTCTCTATGTCATTGTTTGTAAGACTACTGGTAGGTGCTAACGTTTTAATAAAAGATGTATCAATTGTTTGCCATTCTTTAATTTTAAGCTTATCAACGTGGTATTTAGCTAATTTTAGCTCGCGTTTGTGGCGTTGACCGTAATCATAGGAAAGTCCGTAAATATTATCTGCACCGAACGATTCAACTGCTTTATATAAAATGACGGTACTATCCATACCGCCAGAGATTGGAACAACTACTTTAGTTTTCTTCACCTACAGCCTCACCAGATACATTTCCATACTTGTATGCAGTTTCAAGCTTTTTATCTAACAATGGGATAAGCTCTTCATAGAACTTCGAGTCTTTAGTAAAGTTCTTAGCATACCCTAGCTTGGTTCCGTCTGGTTTGGTGTAAGTAGAACCGGTCTGAATAATGAGACCATGGTTAACAGCCATCTCGAGCAAGCCACTATACTTGTCGAGACCAGTTAAATAATTTAAATTAATACTCGCTTCTAAAAAAGGAGGTACAAAACGATTCTTTACCGTTAGCGCTCGCAGAGTTACTCCACTATAATTTTTAGCCTCCGGGAGAATTGCATCATCCTCATTTTCTTGCTTTTCATTCTTCTTAGCAAGCTGTACAATAACACTAGCCATATACAGGGGGCCACTGCCGCCACTTTGATTCTGGACGAGTGATGGATAGAGAGCAGCCGGATCACTGTATGTATGGTTAGTCATTAAAATAGTAACACCAGCGCGCCCGGCCTTATAAGTTAATAAACGTAGCATACTTTTGAGTCCTTTTGCACGGGTACCCATATCGGCGGCACTCTTATCTTTTTCCACATCCATAACCTCCTTACTACCAGCGAGATTGCCTAGACTGTCCAGACTAATAATGAATTTACCTTGTAGATTATTTTCAACTATGCTGTCCAAGAAGGTACTAATCTGATTTCGAGCATTTTCAATAGTATAAACAGGTACATATTTGGTCTTATCTGGATCAAGCCCTACCCCCGCGGTAGTGGTCTTATCAATTGCAAATTCGGTATCAAAAATGACTGGAATAATTCCCTTTTTCTGGGCAATTCCAAGAATTTTGTTAACTAATAGAGTTTTACCGGTCTGAGAAGGACCAGCAAATATAACAATGCGCCCTTTCGGTACACCACCTCCCCGGAGTTTACCAGATACTATTGCATTTAGGGCGTAACACCCAGTATCGTACCAAGTATCTACGTTACAGAGTGCATTTTCTGATAGAAATGTAGCTTCCGGGTTAAGAGCATCTAGAGCCTTAAAAGCTTTAGATAAAAGATCGTCTTGCTTCATCAATCGTCAAACAACTTGATAACGGGGCTGCCCTTGGCATCTGACTTAGTAGCAGTCGGTACAGCAGGTGAAAAGATACGTTCATATTGCTCTTTGATCTTAGGTTCGAGTTGAATCTCTGAAGCAACTATAGAGGATTTGTTAAAATTAAATACCGCTCCGTCATTACGTACGCTATTATCAATAAACTCTCTAAAAAAGAGGGGAATAAGTTGTACCTGGAGTTGACCAGTTTGATTCGGTACTACATGAAGAATTGCAGGGTTCTTCGCCTTCAGGGTAGTCTTATCATCACTTACAACTTCTGCTAAAATTGTTTGACCTACATGGTTAATAAACACATTAATATCGCTCATAAGATTAATATATAGTATATTTTTTAAAAATCAAGCACCAAGTAATGAAAAAAGATCGCACTGTACGGCCTCACCGGGTTTTTGAGGTGTCCAGTTGACCGCCTCGTAAAATCTCTCAATAGCACTATACATAATTTTGTCAAACATTAATTCGTGGTCGGGTTCAAATGCTTTTTCAAATTCAACAGGATAATAATATTTGTACGCAATTGCATTGATGCCAAATTTGTTTGGCTGCTTTACATAAAAATATCTAATCTTATCTCCACTACCTATTTTTTCATACTTTTTATCAATATTAAATACTTTCAGCAGGGTGTTATGCATGTAAGCTGCTTTCACATGTAAAGGCATTGATTTAACAGTTCTAAACCCTTCACACCGGCTAGAATATTTTTCATACCCCTTTAGCCCTGTTACAAACGATATCTCACCAACCGATAATCCCTTAAAGGTTTCGTATGTTTCCGCTAATATTTCATTAGTTTTTTGTAAGTCTTGCGTAAGCAGCATCGTCTCAACTACCTTCTTCGCTAGAGGTTTAATAGGCGCGGGCATAGTTGTTCGGGCAATTTCAACCCCAGTATACTTAAACTTATTAGTGGTGATGCCTTCTTCATCTAATACATGTAAAACATATCTTTTCTTCTGTAAAAATACCCCGACATCACAAATAGCTTCTCGCTTAAACTCAATTCTACTATCCTGGCTATTTAAGGCTGTTTCACACCAACTCTTAATTTCTTGGTTTAAATGAGTTTCTATTTCCTTAACAATACCGTGAAACCCCTGAGTTATATGCCCTTTCTCATCAAGTAATTTTATATTGTTTCTAACACAGAGCTGTTCTAATGAGATATAAACCGAATCAGTATCATTATAGATAATAGGGTCAAATCTATCGATCTCCTCTTGAGTCATTCCTGTACGGTTTTTGATAAAATCTGCTATGATTTTGTTACCTTGCTTGATAACTGCTTGACCGGTTAAAGTAATGCTTCTTGCCAAATCGTCATCGCCTAGTGGAAATACTTTATTACCGAGAGCCCCGTAAACCGTATTGATAAAAATTTTAATCGTGTGTTGTCTGATATTTAAGAAGTTAACCTCGTATCTGGTTTTCTGATATGCAGGGTCCTTTTTATCTAACGTAGATAGCAACCTCTTGGCTTTTTTATGGTCACGGCGAACCTGTACTCTTAGTTTATAATATTGATCTACCATCTCAGGGATTATTCCTCGGGATTTCTGACTAAACAAGACTTTAGCTTTACTCAGACTTAGTTTTTCCTGTTGTACTAACTGTGCAAATTTATTTACAGATATCTCTACTTCTTTACCATTTACATTGCGAATGATAACATTTTTACCATCTTGTGATTGTATAACACCCATTTTAGTTTCTGGAGATAAATTTAATGTAATCATCACAGAGGGGTATAGACTGTTTGCATCAAAGCTAACTATGTTTTTTTGGAACCCTCTTTTAGGTTCGCTTACATATGCACCTTCATTCTGCTTGCCGTCATCCTCGTCTCTAACAAATGTTGGGATTTTTTGATTTCTATACCGCGCACGAATGGCACAAGCCCCGATAATAACACTCATACTACCCATGGCAGCCTCCATAGTGGTAAGACCGGTATAGCTTAACATTCTTAATAATTGAAAGTATTGCAGTTTTTCTTCGAGTTTTACTAGAAGTCGAACATCTTGCACGTTATATTCAACAAAGGTTTCCCAATCAGTATCTGCCAGGCTGCTTAAATTAGTTTCTCCGTAGTCAACTTTTTCCTCATTTAATTCTATTTTAGCTATACTGTTTAGCTTATAATTCTCTCTCAAAACCATGCAAAATCTTTTATAGATATCTAGATAGTCAAGACAGGATATACCATCAATGTACCATCGAATTTGCTCTTTACCGAATTGACCTCTCAATGTTCTACTATGAACTCTACCCATTGGGCTGAGACGGGCTATGGTTTCTTCATTAAAAAGAACCCTTATTCGATTAATGAGGTAAGGCAAGTCAAAGAGAATAGAATTCCATCCCAAGATTACATCTGGATAATCATTCTCTATGTGTGAAATAAATCTTTCAAGCATCTCCTTTTCCGTCTTACAATAGATAAAAATATGATCAGGGGTAATTTTTTTATGAGGTTTAATACCCCAGGTAATAAACTTTTTAGTAAGAGTATCGTAGATTGTGATAATATTGATTGTATGATCTGCTGTTTCTATATTAGGAAAGTCATCTACAGAATAAGTTTCAATATCTAAAAAATATAACTTAAGAGGAAACTGTGAAAAATCAGCGGCTTCGTTAGTTTGCCAGAAACTATCAATTAAAAATTGTTGTGCTGGGGACAGATTTTCAAACACCCTAGTTAATCCAGATTCACGTAAATATTTGGATTTTTCAAATTGATTTTTGAAGGTCTTTTTCTTAAGCTTAGTATTAAAAATACTAATTGCATCTTGGCTATTATTGCTTTCTAAGAAAATATACGGGTGATAGGTGGAATCCAGGGCAATTCGCTTACCATTTTTATCCCATGTGAAGAGCCGAATTAGCTCCTGTCGAGGATCGTACGCAACATTTCTATATCCGATCATTAGATGATTATAATTGAATTATATAAGCTAGCAATAAATTATTCAATATGGAAAAGATATTAATTTTCTTTGAGGTTAACCAGCCTTGTCCGCCAGAAATTCCAGACTGCGATAATCTTCGATTACAATATGTTACCGAGTTAAATGATTTAAAGCGTAGAGGTGGTTGCAGCAATTGTGTCGAAAGACAATTGCGGCAAAACTACATAAACCGAATCCAGCAATTTGTAAAATGACAGTTTTTGAGTATATTCTGGGCCTTTTTAGTGTATGTAGTTTACTCTTATTATGGTTTGTCAGTCCGTTAAAAACTACCCTTGGTAATATATTATTTCGTAAAAATTTAACTTTAGAGCAATTTGATGATGTTCTTTATATTAAGTCACCTTTTTTGGGTAAATTAACATCTTGTTGGATATGCAGCAGCTTTTGGCTTTCCTTAATAGTAGGGGCTGTAATGGTAGGAACTCTACAAGCTTCTATTATTACTCCTCTAATAACGTTTTTGACTTACCCGGGATTAGCTTATATTTTTAAGATAATAATTAAGCACTAATATTATTAATTTTATTCAGTAATACTCGTTCTTTACTTCCATAGGGATGTAGAAACAGTTCTTTATAACAATTAATATTTTCATCATTTTCCAGCCAGCGGCTTTCGGCGTTTTTTCTAGCTGCGGCACAAATATTCATATAGCGTCCCTTCTTACTAAGTACATCGCGAATTTGCTGTATCATTTCCTCACCATTATTAAATTTAAATTCAGCATCCGCATATGTACATAAATCTTGACATGCTATTGGCAAACCGAAGCAATTAGCCTCTACCCATTTTAAATCTGATTTACTCTTATTAAAAGTATTATTTTGTAACGGCGCGACCATCATATTGATACGAAGATTTTTAATCTTCTCCCCGTAATGATATAAATTTGTCCAGGGATGGAATTCAACCTTACCGGCATCTACTAGCGGTCTAAGTGGTAGGGGAAACGCCCCTAAAAATACCCACTGAAATTCTGTATATGTATCATAAATGGCCTTTACTACATGGGCAAAGTCATCATTCTGATTTACCCGGTTTTCAACGTCAAAATGAGCCCCGGAGCCTGCATATAAAATCCTTGGTTTATTTTTGTAAGTGTCGTAATTGGAGCTAATAGATTTTTCATTATAAAAATTACCTAACCAGAACTTTGGTGGGTAATTGGGAATAACTGTCACATTTTTATGGCCTGTTTTCTCCATATAATAATTTTTCATGAATTCATTAGTAACTGTGATCTCATCGCACAGCGACATAATCTCCTGTGCATTTTTACGAATCTCTGGGTCTACGAATGCAGTTTTAAACTTATTGTAATCGGGAATATCCTCACAAAAAACTAAGTCATCGATTTCATAGATAATTCTAAATCCAACTTGTTTGGATACTTCTCTCAAAAACTTTACAAACTGTAATTGGTGTGAGGTTGCCTGCCTTTGTATACGGACGGCCTTTACGTTTACATACCACCGAGGATCAAGAACCATAACCGTAGAGCCGTGGACTGTCATCGAACCAAAAGCATTTAATAGATGCTCTGGCCAAAGCATTCTCCAGAAACCACACCCCGAATAATCTGCATAATACTGAACTGCCCGGGGTAGATTAGTATCTGGGGGTGGGGTATTATCTGCAACTATAGCAGGCTTTTCAGGTTGAACCACACCCGGCACGCCTAGCGGAACATTTTGAAGAAGTGGCGGGGTATAGGGACCTGATACAAACATGTATTATATATAGATTATTCTATAAGGTTTTCAACTATATGCTAATTTAGATAAAGTAGTGATGCCGTTATTCTTTTCCAGCATAATCATATCACCACTGACAAGCCTTGCACATTCTTTTCTATGAGAAATTACATATATGCCAAAATTATTCTTCTGAACAAATTCATTTAATAATCCTAGTACCAACTCTACCCCGGTTTCATCTAAACTTGTATCTAATAATTCATCATAAAATTGAATGTTATAAAAGATATTACCCTGTAAGTTAAGCATATCTATAAAACTAAACATTATAGCTAAATCAATTACTTTACGTTCAGCCCCACTAAAATTAAAATAGGTAGTCAACTTACCCTTGTCGTTAACTATTTGCTCTTCAAAATACTCGTTAAATGTGATTATAGCGTTTGAATTCAATTTCTTAAGATAATATCCCAACTTACTATTGAACAGGTTTAAAATTCTCTTTACAATGTACGTCTTAACACCCTCTTCACTTACAACAAACTTTACTGTATCTAAAAGATTGATAATCTTTCTAAGACCTTCCACTTTTTCTCTAGCGGTGGTATATTTTTGTTGTGCCTGTTCGATTAGTTCATTTAAAGCGGTACTCGTGTCTGTTAAGTGTTGTAAATCCTGATCAACCTGTATATTATATTCTTTTAATTGCTTTATCCTATCATTATCATTAATATGTTGCTGTGCTAAAAGCTTGCTTTGCTGTATATTAGACTGCCCCTTCTTAACAGCGTCTTGTATTTTAGTTTTAAGGGTATTAAGTTCACATATCTTTGCTTCGACAGTTTTTATTTCAGTCTCATTACTAGTTATTTCAGTTTTATACTTTTGCTTTGTATGAGTTATAGTTTGTTGATCATGCTCTTGAATAGGTCTCAAGCAAGTAGGGCACATGTCTTTATCTGTACCAATCTTAGATACCGTGGAAAAAATGAACTCATTTTTCGTTTCAAGAGTGGCCATCTGCTTACTAAACTCTTGGATCTTATTGTCAGTCTCTGTTAATTTCTGAGTTAATAGTTCAATATTTTTATTGATATCATTTACATCAATAGGTTTATGGTTTTGTACTCGTGAGGTTAGCTTGTCCAGTTCCTCTGTATTTTCCCTCTGACGTTTCAATAATGTCTTTTTACGAGTTTCATACTCCTCATGTGATTTAGTTTGTTGAGTTTGTAGCGAATTTACCGCAGCAGCTGCCTCTTCTTCACGGGTACTCTCTATTTCAAACTCTTTTTTTACAGTGGATTGCTCCTCTCGAAGCTGGTTAAGCATTTTACTGAATATCTCTAAATTAAAGATACCTTCAATAAATTTACGCTTTTCCATCTTCTTCTTTGCCATAAATGGAACTGTATTATTAACAGTCATAATAACACAATTTTGAAAAACTTCTGAATTACACTGTATGAGCTGCTCAATAAACGCAGTGGTATTGGCTATACTATCACGGGTAATATCTCTTTCATTCTGATATAAAGTACAGCGGCTAGGCTCGAGAGATCTAATAATTTCATAATTTTCAACCTGCTTTCCTTTACCTATACTAAACGTTAATGATACCTCACAAGTCTTGGCTGTAATATTATTAACAATAAATTCTTTTTTTAGTTCACGGATTGTTGTGCCAAATAGTACAAAGTGTAAAGCGTCTGGTATCGTACTTTTACCGACACCATTTCTTCTATCTATTTGGTCTCTATTAATTCCAGTTATTCCATGCAGCCCTGGCTTAAAACTAATAGTTACTGACTCTTCACCAACACTTAAGAAGTTTTTTATAGTTAATTTTTTAAAGATAATTTTCTTCATTTGCACTGGTTATACAATGAAATTGTATACTCTGTTACATCATTTTTATTTTGAATATCGAGCATGTCTACAAAATCAGTAATAGCTCGAGGGATATCTACCCCGCTAAGATCAATCTCATCTTGGGTAGCTGCTCCAAACTTATCAAACGTTGTTAGATTATCGATTGTTAGACTGATAGGCTTAAAAGTATTGAGCTTAGTTGATAATTTATCTAAATCTTCGTTAGAAATATTCTTATCGATAGCAAGCTTTATAATATTTTTACCAATAATATCCGACCCTCTACCATTAAAGTTTTTAATCTTGATCAACTCAGATAAATTTATTTTTATATGTTTGGGTGATACTGTATTTTCATAAAAGTTAAATTTCTTAGTCTGCAGATTGAGTGTGTAGTAGCCTTTGGTCGATCCTTCATCCCCAAAATCCAGTTCAAACGGAGACCCCACATAAAGTACAGTTCCTGTTTCATATTTTCTTTCTTCTCTTAAATGAAAATGGCCGGTTATGATTAAAGGAGACTTGTCAAGCAAGTCTTTAGACTTAAATCCTTCCTCGCACAACTTATATGTGTTCATTTTAAAACTCTCAATTTCAAAATGACCAAATATAACATCAGACTCTTCTATTTCCTCCACTTTTGTACCCCAAGGTGCAAAAAAACATTCTTGTCCATAGATTTGATATACAGTGGGTTTATCAAATACTGTAATATTATCACGCCCCTTAAGAATACGAATACTATTGACTGAGCAATTATTTTTATAAAACGAGTCATGATTGCCTGCAATCATATATACCTTGAAATCAGAAAAGAGATCTAATATTTCACCAGCTTGGTGTAGTGTGTTAACAGTTATTTCACTTCGACTATGAAAGAAATCTCCACAGAATACAACAGTATCGATTTCTTTTTCTTTTAATTCGTTTACATACCATTTTGCCCAATTATGGGAGATTTCATGCCATACCGGGCTGTTTATATGTACACCCAGATGAAGATCAGAAAATATGGCTATTTCTTTTGTGTCGGACATGGATAAAAATTATGCGTTACTCTCATTATGTAAGCTATTATCCATTTCTCCACTGTAATCACGGGTGTTGACGCGTATCCCGGTGTGTTCTTCGTCCTTATTAATCAATTCGTTATAGTTTCTTTCTCTATAATCTGTTATCAGTTGATGTTGTTTCTTTTCCTTCTTGATGCGACTAATAAAAGCGTGGAAAGCAATCGTCGTGAAATAACTAAACGGGCTAAATCCCTTATTAAGTTTAAATTTCTTATACTTTAATGCTTGGTACATCTTTACCACCGCATCCCCGATCATTTCGTCGCGATAGCTGTAGTTAATAAAATTTGGAGCAAAAGATAATCCATAAGCTATTCTTCTTATAGCCTCGGCAAGATATTCTGTAATATTTTCCGTTTTGTAATATGTGCGAATTGCATCTTCAAACTCTTTGCTATTAACATAGTGAGGTTTTTCTGAGGGCTTCATTTTTTTAGCAATAGGTGAAGTTGTGTTCTGTCCGGTTAAGACAGCAACAACTGTAGAGACAATAAGATGTTCCTCCAGCTGTAATTTATCTTTCGGAGATTTTTTTTGTTTGGTAGGGGATGTTTTCTTGTTCATAAAGTGTTTGTCTTTTTAATTGATGTCGCTTACCGTAGGTTAGTTGATCAGCAATATCAAGAATATATAAACGTTCCTTTGCCTGGTGTAGACGGAGACCCCGGCCTATGCTTTGAATAATCTTAATCTTAGCTTTACCGCCTCCAGCAAAAATAATAAAATGTAGATTCTTAATATTAATACCGGTACTAAAAATTTTACTTATTGCCACACACACTACGTTATTATGCTTTTCCATTAATTCTTTAATTTTTTCTCTATCCTTCACCTCCACCTCGCCTCTAATAAAGTACACTTGCTTACGTGAACAAAGCTGTGAAAGTGTATCGTACAGTACAGTTCCGTGCTTAATAAAATCAATTAATATGAGTACATTATTGGGTGCATTATTACATAGAGAAGCAATAACTTTGTTTCTAAATTTATTATCAAACAAAAACTCTAATTCAGCCTTATATTTCTCTGTAGGATTGAGAACACTTGCACTAACTTGCGGAGGATTCTCATATAATAATTCCAATACATTAGCTGTAACATTTGAAATATATTGTTCTTTTCGAAGCTGAAAACTATTTTTCTCATAAATTATCGGTCCTATCTTTCCAATTATATTCCATTGATCGAGCTTATCCTCGGGCATAGTACCCGTAAATCCAAATCGAATATTTGTAGTAATATTTTTAAGAATTTTATTAATTTGATTGCCTCTACGTGCTTTATGGATTTCATCAAATACTAATACATCTATATGCTCAATCCAAGATAAATCAGACTTTTCAGATTGTAAAATACCAAGATTGGCAATAATAACATTAGCACTTAAATCTAGACTATCATTACCAGTCCATTTGCTTACAAAAAACGGTACATTGTATGATTTGAAATCGTTGTATGTCTGGGAAACTAGCCCAAGGTCTGGTACAATTAATAAACACTTAAATTGTTTATTCATACAAAAGAAATTTGATAAAAGCGATGCAGTAATTAGTGTCTTTCCACCGGCAGTTGCCAGCACCACAACACCGCGACCGGTTTCAAGACATTTTGTTACAATTGCTTTTTGGTAGTCCCTTAATTTAAGGGATAAATTATCGTAAGGTTGGTTATTATAAAGAATATTTTTATGATAGCTTGACGGGCCCGGGAGAATAGCGTCGAGAAAATCCCGGGATGCACGGATTTCATCTTGCTGGCAATAGTTATTTTGCAAAAGAAAGCGAGTTATATCAAAAAATAAACATGGATCGACCTTACCGGCTGGAGTTATGGCATAAGTACGAGAAGGAATAAATCTTCCTCTTAATCTTGCAAACCGAGCTCCTTCATTTTTAATGGAGAAATGTTCGCGTATATCGTTAAAGTGATCCCCAGTAATAATACCAATCTTTTTATTTTTATCTAAATCAAAATAAACCATTAAGTTGTCTCCATCTTAATTAGTTCCACTAAATTTTTTACATCAAAGCTAATACTATGCATAGTTTTATCAACTCGCTCTAAAAAGTCTACAATATGTTTTTGTAAATTAATTTCCTGATCTATAGATGCAACTAGAGGGTGTCGTTCAGCGGCCTTCTCTAGTGTAGGAGTAGTAAGCCGGATACTAGATTCCTCCCGTATTTCTGAAACAGCAGTTTTTAGGGCTTCTTCTCTCTTCTTATACATTCCATTTAAATTGTTTTTCTCTATAATTAACCGAGACACCCATTTAGCTTTCTTTGCTGGCAGCATTAAGGCAGCTTCCTTTAAATTTAATTCATCTAGAACTACATCTACTTCAAGTTCTTTAATATATTTCTCTAGCACCGTCATAAATACAAGTATAGTATAGAAGTACTAATAATCAAGATATGAGAACATTTAAACAGTTTGTATATAACGAGGATAACGTTGCAGGTGCAGGCGGGGTATTCGGCACCGCCTCAAGTATGGGACACGGCGGGGCGTTTGGAAATTCAGATTTTTATGCCCCCGGTGACACAAGAATCCCTACACCTTTGGGGGCAAAAAAAGTTGGCAAAAAAAAGAAAATAGTTGTACAGAGAAGACCTTTAGTAAGTAATTGATGGACTTGGGTCATTGGTCTTTGGCCGAAAATACTGTATTAACCGAAAATACTTTTGGTTTTGTATATGAAATAGGCAATACAGTTACTGGCAAGAAATACATTGGAAAAAAACAATGCTTAACAAAATATGCTAAAAAGCCTTTAAAGGGTAAGAAGAATAGACGTATTGAAATGAAGGAATCAGATTGGAAGACATATACAGGGTCGTCCAAAGAATTAAATGATGATATTCAAAAGTATGGAAAGGAGAAATTTACGTTTAAGATACTATATACATGCGACTCAAAATGGGAACTCGGATACCGTGAAATAAAAGAGCAGATTGAAAAGGATGCTATTTTAAGAGACGATTATTATAACGGTATATTGAATGTCCGAATAGGTACGCCGCCAGAAAGTTTCTTATTGAAGAACAAATTGAAATAATATATAATAGGTATGTGAAGGATGAGTACTATATTGATGCACTGTCTTTAAAAATTATTGATCTAGAATTCTTAATAAACAATATTATAGAAAAAGAAGTAGAAGAAGACAATTACAAATACCGGTTACAAAATAAGCCCTCTTTAATTAAAAAATTCATAGCGTATAGACTCTGCAGTCAGATAATTCAAACAGTACAGAATAACAATAACAAAAAAATTATCTTTTATTTCAATGAAAATCTTAAACTTGAATTCTTGAATGATTATTTTCACTATATTAAGTTGACTTTACAGCAGCTTTCAAAAATACTTTCATTTAATGTCTTTTATAATATTTTGAAAATAAATGAGTTACAAAAATTATTAAGCTTAACTACTGGCGAAAGTAAAGAAATTAAAGTAAGGTTGCTAGCTCTTGCTTATAGAACAAAATTAATACCAAATATTACTAAATTTAATAAATTTTTAGAAAAAAACGGAATACATAGATTAGATAATAATCCAGCAGAAAGTTATAAGATTAGATTAGGGTTGTTTATAGCATAAATAACTAGATGAAGTTTCTAGATAATCTGGCCAAACAATATCAAGCTTATAATCTCGATAAACCACAATGGCTTAAAGAGTATACAGACCCGGTAATTGCTACTTCCCCCGGCGCAGTAGTACCACAGGCAGGGGGTGCCTCTACTGGATCAGTAGTTGATGCACTTATGAAAGCCGTAAAAACTGTTGGTCTTGATACTGACCCAGATGTCAAAAAAGTTAAAGATACTGTTGCTCAAAAAGTAGCAGATGCAAAAAAACAAATTGTAGATAAAGCTACAAAAACAGTTGACACTATAACAAAGGCAGTGCAAACATTAAACCAAGCTTCTGGTTCTGCAGGTCAAGCTGCTACCGGTACTATTCCTGCCACTCCTGTTAAATGAAATTTTTAGAATTAATTGAAAAGAAATATTCTGAACTAAACGAACAGGTACCTGGTGAAGTACCTCCGGTTGATCCTATGGCACAAATTCCCCCACCGCCTGTACCACCAGCTCCAGAAGCTGCTCCAGCAGCTGCCCCAGAACAAAAGCCATTAACCCCGGAAGGTGAAGTATTTTTGGTAAGACTTCTAAGAAAAGCATTGTTTATGAATCCTGGTGACTTGGACGAAAAAGTTCTTAAGGATTTACCCGAAGTTAACGAAACTAATGCATCCGATGTACTTAACTCAATAGTTGAAATTATGAAGAAGTATTCTAATACTATTGATGTCGTTACCAGTAAAGAAACTACTAAATAACAAGTGGCTTATAAGAGTTTAAAGAATCTCTATCAAGAACATGTTCTTGGTATAAGTCTGCCTCCTCTTCCGCGGCAGGGCAGACGGGTATTAGTTGAAGAGGTTGTTAATATTTCTCCAACACCATGGCCTGAGTCTACTGCAGGTGTTCCTTTTTTTGTTGAGGACTTTAAAGACAATGCTAAGGAGGGTGAGGGGAATGGAGAGAGAAAGGTTGCGGCAATCTACCATCCAAGAATTCAGGGAGAATCAGATGAAAAATACATTGCAAGACTAGGTGAATTTGTTGCCGGTCAGAGTGTCTCGTACGATGTTAAGACAACAGAAGGTAATTTTGAAGTTAAAGAGATACCTAATAAAAAGGATGTACAAATTGCTAGACATGGACAAAAAGCAGAAAGTCTTATTGCCACCACAGTAATTGGGGTAATGAACTATTTAATTAATGTTTATAATACGCTAGAAGTTGCAGCTCAAGACGAACTAAATACTTTCCTTAAAAGTAAATTTGAAGAAAAAAAGAATATACCTATAGACCCGGAATGGACCTTAAAGCGATTTTGTGAAGATGTAAAAAATAATCCAAAAAACATAGGAAAGCAATTTCTACACCAACCAAAACTAACTAAGGCATTAAGAGGTGCTAGAAAAGGATTTACTGTAATGTCATTACAAGAATTGGAAACATACTTTGAAGAATTTTGTTTAAAATCACAAGCTAGTGAGCAACCAGCCCAACAACCAGTAAAACAATTAGGTGATAATGCTGAGAAGCTTTTTAAATTACTGGCGGATTTATACCTACCTAAAACTGCCAACCCGGAAATTATTTCAGCAAAAGAAAAAGATCTTGAAAAGCGGGCTGAGGATTTAGATAGAGAATTAACCGCATTTAAGTGTGAATTGGCGCCAGGGGAATGCAGAAATCATAATTGGTTTTGTGCAATGTGGGACCGTATAAAAAAGACCCAAGTAATTCAACAAATTAAAGATATGTTGGTAGGTCAAAATAGCTTGGTAGAGGATTTATTTCCAAGAGATGTTACTGGTTTATATATAGTAACAGCTAATACATTTGAATTTATACCACGGAACGCTTTAAAACAATATATTTACATAACTACTTTGGCTGGCAGAGGAGTTAAAATTGGTCGTCTTAGTGACAAACAGCAAATAGATAATGCTCCCGAAGAAGGTGAAGAGGATGAAACCGTTTAATGAATTTGTTAAGAAGGGTAATACCTCTATAGGGTTATTTCCGGGTGCTTTTAAACCTCCACATAAAGGTCATTTTGAAACTGTAAAGCGAGCGGCTTTAGAAAACAATAAGGTTGTAGTATTAATTTCAGCGATTGACAGGGACAGAATAACGGTAGCAAATTCATCTGCAATATGGAATATATATAAACCATATTTGCCAAAAAATGTTACTATGCAGGTTGTTGGTGGTTCCCCGGTAACTGCAATATATCAGATTGTCGATATACTTAATAACGGCCAATTTACCCCTACCTCAAGATCTGCTGCACCTCTTCCAGACGCACAATCTATAGGAGATACTCTTCTAACTGAAAAACTACCTACCAGCATCAAGTTATATGCTAGTAAAGAAGACATGGGAAGATACAATGCGTTTTTTGAACCTGAAAAGTCGAGAATATACAAAGGTAGAAATGTTTCAAATATAGAAAAAGGTGAGGTCGTAAGAATTGCGTCGGCAACAGAAGCTAGACAAGCATTAAAAGAAAAAAACTATGAAAAATTTCAAACATATTTACCGAAGATTACAAAGGAAGATAAATTACAAGTCTATAAAATGCTAACCCATGAATAATTTTAAAGAATTTTTAGTTAAAGAGAATAATATTGTTCTTGAGCAAGACGAGCATTTAAAGACTCATCTCTCCCATATCGAAGATTTAGCTATTGAAGAAGGTACAGCAGGCTTTGCCAAATTCTTGCAACATATAGAAGAAATAACCAAAAAACTACAAGGGTTTGAAACTAATCAAGAAATAAATGCCAAAATCGATGGGAGCCCCATGATAATTTTTGGATACGATCCAAGACCGCAATATAAAAAAGCATTTTTCGTTGCGTTAAAAAGTGGGTTAAGTCCAACTAACCCTAAAATAATACATAATGAGAAAGAGCTGCAGCAATTTTATGGAAATGAAGAAACCTTACGAGCTAAATTAGATAATCTTTTAAAATATTTACCACAGGCTTATGATGGCTCTGGCAAAATATACCAAGGTGATGTCTTATTCTCTGTACCTTCCGATAAAACTACAGTTAAAATTGGTGAAGAAACCTTTATTGCTTTTAAGCCTAATGTTATTGTATATGCTGTACCTCTTGACCTCCAGAGTGAATTAAGCAATAAAATTCAAAACGCAGAAGTAGGGGTAATTATTCATGAGTCTTTTACTGGTACCCCTATTAATGAAAATAAGGCTATAAAATTAACCTCAGCCGGGCGTAATGTACAGAATTTAATTAATAATAGTAAAGGCACCAAAGTCTTCTTAGAGAGCAGCAATTATAGTCAAGTGAGGATTAATATACCAGATGCTATACTCAAAAAAATTCGTGCGGCAACAGCAAAGGCCACTATGCATATTAATGGAATAGACCCAGCATTTAACAATACATATACTTCAAGCCCAGTGCTATCATTGTTAAAAATCTTTCTCAATAAACAGGTTGATATCGCCCCGCGGGGAATATTTGGCGCAGCTGCAAGGGGTGAAGATTTTGTAGTGAGTAATTTTATAAAAGAATTTAGAGAGTTTTTAATCTCTAGGTATAATAAAGAAAAAGAGACAAAGAAAACTCCTGGAGGAAAAACTAAAGTAGAATCGAGATTAAATGAAGTTCTTAATTTTCTAGAAACTAATAAAGATAATTTTAACAATTTAATATTAGGCACGTACTATATGACTAGTGCAAAATATAGCCTTTTGGAGGCATTATCTATCATGGAAACCAAATTAGGTAAAAAATTTATCCATAATCCAGATGGATCTTTTACTACCACAAAAGATGAAGGGTATGTTTTATTTGTAGGTACCAATCACGTAAAAATAGTAGACCGGTTGGAATTTACTAAAATTAATAGAGCTATAGGCGGAAAAAGACGAACAGCCCTGGCTGCAGCTTAACTCTTATCTTCTTGTAACGGGGTAAGAGCCTCTAAACTAAAGATAGCCTGTCTGATAACACTTTCAACAACTTCCTTGCTTTCACCGTGTAGCATTTGACGTACTTTTGCAACAATATTTCCCTCATGCCCTCCTGAATCTACATTAAACTCACCATCTTTCTTAAAGTTTTCATAATCTAGGTAATGACGAACACCGTCAAGATAACTTGCAGCAACAGTTATTTTACTAAAAACCCAGGGCTCAATGTCTGAAGACTTACTAATTAAATCATATAATTCTTTTGCAGCTTTGTGAATTTTAAAAAGTTCTGCCTTAGCCATTGAAGATTCAGACTCAGATTCATCAGTATGAATATCTTCACAATCTTCAGGTTTCTCACTTACCGACACAGTGGTAGGATTATTTGGTGTCGGTACCGTAGATCTACCATCCCCGGGTGTAAACCCGCCGAGCTCATTAACAATCATATTTTCATAAGCTTCAGATAATTGGACGAGATCTTTTTTTCTGTTCATTTTTATTATTTAGTCTTGATAAATAATTGATATGCGGTCGTTTAAACAATTTTTTTATGAACAAATACTAGGTCTATTTGAAGGTATTACTATACAACATGTTGGAACGGTAAAAGCTAAGGTAGATACCGGTAATAGCGCACATAATGTCTTACACGCTATTAACATTAAAACAGATGGTAAAAAGGTTTCTTTTGATACTGTGCACGAAAAACACCTAATATTACCAGTAGTTGAAAGTATCGTTATTCATATAGGAAGTGGAAATAAAGAAGATAGACCGGTAGTTGAATTAGATTGTAGTATCGGAACAAAACAATTTAACAAAGTACCTTTCAGCCTGGCAGACAGAAGTGAAAATGATACACCGGTTTTATTAGGAGAAAAATTTATTAAAATGAATGGCGGGGTTGTAAATTTAAATATTAACAACTAAACCCAATCGACTTTAAAACCGTATTTAAATTTTTTGCATTAATACAATTAACTACACAAATGGTTGGATCATAATTAAAATCTGTATCGATTCTCATACCTACCTCCTCTCCAGGTCTTAAAATATCATCAACAAAATCTAGTATACCACATCTCTTTAGATATCTGTAATAAGGATCTTTTGGTTCGACCTCTACAATAATATTATAATGACAAAAAGTATGAGCAAAAAGTGTAAGGTCTCTGAAACACGACGGGCTAGTCGGGGGATTTATTATCTCACCTCTTATAATGAGATTACACTAATTATTTAGTCAGATTAGTTTACGATTTTGTGCAAATTCAATAAACTTATAAAATTCATTTCTTGAATTATCCTTATCATCGAGAAACGCCCCAGACATTCTAGCTGTTCGCATTGTACTGTCATGGCGAATGCCGCGGTTAGAGCAGCAAGTGTGTGCGGCTTCAATCATAACTGCCACTCCTTTATTCTTCTCGCAAACCTCATCAATATATTTGTGAATTTGCATTGTCAGGTTTTCTTGAACCTGGGGTCGACGAGAAAACCAATCTACAATACGATTTAATTTACTAAGACCAATTACCTTACCGTCTTTTGCAGGTATATATGCAACGTGGGCAAATCCCATAAACGGTGCATGATGATGTGAGCATAGCGAGGTAACTTTAATATTAGTCTGCGCAACAATACCGTCATATAAATCAACATTATCAAAAGCTGTTACTTTTGGAGGATGACTATAACAACCCCATGCAAAATCTTCAACAAACGCTTTAGCTACTCTATGCGGGGTATTAGCACTATTTGGATCATTTCTCCAATCATATCCTAAAGCATCCATATAAGCCTCATAAGCTTTTGCAGCTTTTTCTATAATTTCGTGCTTTTCCTCTTCAGTTACAGGGTGGTTATGGTTGGCAAATTGTAAATTACGCTTTCTAGACATAAGAGAATTATAACAGTATTCTCATATAATCAAGATTAAATAACACGTAATCTATGTATATTGATCTCATCATTGAGAAGACTCTTAAGGAGTCTAAGCTAAAGAGAGTAAGAATCAAGGTAGACCCCTCGGAATTAGCTGTATTTGGTTATGAAAATGTATCAAGCTTTGAAGGTTATATCCTTGAAGAAGGGCTTGCTACTGTTCGGGTTTATATGGTTGGGGTTCCTCCTGGTATTAATCCTATACAAACCGTGGATAAAGAACATGTCACTACCGTCGAGCCCCCACCGATATCACCGAAATTTCTAGAATTTAAAAGTCGAGTTTTGCAACAATTAGAAAAAGAGGGCATACAAAAAGATGCCCCACAATATACTCAAATTCAAAACAGTAATAATCCTGAATTTATAGAAACCTATTTAAAGGAATTAAAGTTTGATGATAGAAAAATAGCAGATCTCTACAAATCAATATTTTTATCTGAGGGTATCCTAGACAAAATCGCTACCGGGGCAGCAAAAACAATGATCAAAAAAAATAAATTTGGACAGTCTGTACCTCTTGGTAATAGAGTAGGATCAGCCCTTAAGCAGCTTGCAGATAATCCGCTAATAAAAATAGGGCATGCAGGGGTATCAGCAGTTGCCGCCATACCTGGTCTGATAATAGGAAAAAATAACATTTTAAATAGAGTTAGTAGATTTATGAGATCATTTGATTTGAATGATTTAATAAATCTTAACAAGGTACATCCAATATTTGTAAACAATAATCGAGAAATTCAAATAAATAATAAAATAATTACCAGATTCGGAAATGTAGATCTTGTTGGAACCGTGGTTCAAGAAACTAGGACAGGGTGGAATGTAAGAATACAAGAACCAGAGAAGTATAAGGGTAAAGTTGTTCAAATAGATCATAGTTTATTGGGACCCGGGGCAGGGAAGGGAACCTTGTACTTTGATAATAAGAAATATCGAGTTAAAGTAAGAATGAGTGGAGGTAATGTTCTGTTAACTGTAATCAAGGATCTAGATAAAGTAGCTGATAATACAGAAGAAATTCGTAAGAATATTGAAACTAAAACTATTGATAAACCAGAAGTATCAACAACTACAGGTCCATCAGACAAGGAAAGACAAGATACCTATAGAGCTAAGATACATAGTACTCTTGAGGCAAGTTTTCCTAAGGAAAAACCGTCTGACTACACCAAGCTTCTCAATAACTTAACCTTAAACATACTTAAGGAAGAAGGTAGAGAGGAAAGTAAATTCCAAAAATTTGTCGATGTTGTTTCAAAGACTAATGAAGAGATTAGCGAATTAAAAGAAAAAACCGGGACTAGTGCGGATTTAAGTAACAAATTGCATACTAAGCTGTTAAAAAACTTAGAAAACTCAGGGTTTAATATTTAAAAACAATAAATAATATACTATGCCTCTAAAATCTGGATCCTCACAGAAAACCATTGGTAAAAATATATCTGAACTAATGAAAACCTATAAAAGTAAAGGTAAAATAGGTACATCAAAACCATCAACAAAAAAAGCCGCACAAAAACAAGCAGCAGCAATTGCACTAAGCAAAGCTGGAAAAAGTAAAAACGAAAGTTTTGATTTCTACGTAAATAACATTCTTTCTGAACTCTATAAGCCAAATTTAATAACAGAAGAACATTGTAAATATGCTGCTGATGGCTGCGATTGTGATGGCTGTAAGGAATGTAGGGACAACCAAGAATAATATTAGTTGATCTAAGTGTTGCTGGTCATATAATAGTAATATGGCCTATCAAAGTACAAAAGTTTTAGAACTTGGAAGTTGTGCGTTTAGACAGTGGAAAGCTGATCACAGTCATTGTAAATTTGTTCATGGATATAGACTAGTAGCTAAATTTTGGTTTGGCTGTAGAGAGCTTGATAATAAAAACTGGGTGGTAGATTTCGGCGGTCTTAGTGAATTAAAAAAAGCTTTAGAAAAGCAATTTGACCATACTTTGTGTGTTGCTGGTGATGATCCTTTATTATCTCATTTTAAACAATTACATGAATTAGGTGCAGTAGATTTACGAGTAATGGAAGGCGGGGTAGGTATTGAGAGGACCGCGGAATGGTGCTTTAATACAGCAAATAAGATTATTAAGTCCTTAACCCGTAATAGGTGTTGGGTCGAGAGAGTCGAGGTCTGGGAGCATGAAAAGAATTCTGCAGTCTATAGTCCTGCAAAAGCAGCAACAGAACCAGAGAAATTTGTTGCTGAACAATATGAATTTAAGCTAGAAACGACCCCAGAACCAGAACAACATTATACCGGGCCAAGGCCGGCAAGCGTGGGTAACAAAGTATCAACGGGATGGGGTAACCCATTCGGGGGAACTAGTTGGGGAAAGTAATTATTTTGTTTCTTTTATTGCGCCGAGCACGTTAACTATATAGCGTAAAAGCTTACTTCTAGTAATATCATTTTCATTAAAGTGGAATACATAAATCCCATGATCTCTACTCTCTGCAGAGTCAAAAGCTTTCATAGTTTTTTCAAATCCTGATTTCTGAATATCCGATTGTTGTGAATCTCCTATTACAAATAATTTACAGTTTTTGCCAAACCGTGTTAAAATAGTAACAAGTTCGCTTCTTTCTAGGTTTTGTGCTTCATCGACAATAACAACACTATTAGTAAAGGTAGCGCCTCTTAAAAAATTTACAGGTACACACTTTAGATATTCATTGTCAAACAAGACATTGGTAACTTGCTTTCCAACTAATTCATCACATTTCTCCACAAGGGGTATGCTCCATGGTTTAAACTTTTCATCAACCTCCCCGGGAAGACTTCCTAATTTTCTAGTGGCTGATTCAACTATACTTCTTATATAGATAACCTCATCTACTTTTTTGTCCTTTAATAGCGACAATGCAACATACACAGCAAGATAGGTTTTTGAGCTACCTGCAGGCCCGTCAGCAAACATAATATTAGTACCGTCTTCCAATGCCTTCTCAGCAAAAGATTTATGATGATCATTTAAATGAAATTTTTGATCGACCCGAAAGTTTCTTAAAAGATCTGTCTTGATTAACTCTTTATCTTTGTTATTATATTTCGGGTTCTTTTTGAAAGAACTCATCTTATAATATTTATGTTGATTTTGTATAGAACTACATTAAAATCACAATAATATATGAGCGATACTGTTATCTATCTTTCTAACGATAAATTGTTCTACACTCTAGAAGGCGAAGGAGAATATGTAGGACATCCTTCGGTTTTCATGCGTTTAGCTATGTGTAACCTTACATGCCAGGGGTTTGCAAGCGCTGATTCACCTCATGGCTGTGATAGCTTTATTAGCTGGTCGGTTAAGAATAAATTTACTATAGAAGAAATCCTTGATCTTATGGAAAAGGATGGTTATGCAAAACACCTGAAAGCAGGTTCTATCTGGAAGATTACTGGAGGAGAACCGCTAATACAGCAAAAAAAGCTTTTAGATCTAGTAAAGGCATTTGTTGAGCGCTTTAATTTTACTCCAATCATAGATTTTGAAACCAATGCCACTATTCTACCAGATCAAAAATGGGTTGATGAATACCGGGCTACCTTTACTACATCTCCAAAGCTTAGTAACAATGGAGATCCTGAAGATAAGCGGTATAAGCCAGCTGTATTAAAATGGCATGTAGACAATCGTTCAGGATTCAAATTTGTAATTAATGAGGAAAAGGATTTAGATGAAATATTTGAAAAATATATTAATAATCCAGATATAAATGTACCTCATGATAGAGTCTGGTTAATGCCCTGCTGTGGTAGCAGAGAGGAGCATGTAGAAAAAGCTGTAATGGTTGCTGAACTATGTAAAAAGCATTACTTTCATTTTAGTTCAAGGCTACAATTAATAATTTGGAACAAAGCACTTTGTGTCTAGTTGATTTATTTTATACAATTATAAATTATATTAATGAAAGTAACTATCGACACAGTTATTACCGGTGAGAATGGTGGCAAAGAATCATGGAGAGTTTTGCTAAACCAAGATGAATTAACAGACCTTATTAAGAAAGAGGGTATTAAAGCTGGCAATAAAGCGCTTGAAAGTTTTGTTGCTAAATTTGCTACCCAATTTCGCGAAAAGCTGTCATCTGTATTAAATCGCTAATAAATAAAGAGTGACATTTGATCATCTCTTTAAAATACTAGAAAAACGTAATATTCATGACCCAGTCAGACCGGGTATCTTAAAGCGCCAGGTTAAAGGTAAAATGACGTGCTCTAAGGCTAGAGCGTTAAAAGCTAAGCAAAAAAATAAAGGTAATAATACAGCTCGCGCGGCTCAAAGATTTTGCAATTATAGAGGATGCAAATGTTAAAAGCTGCACAGAGATATAGATATATACGTGAATCATATAGTTTGTAAGACTATTAATAAAATTAATTGTAAGTATTACATAGGTGTTCATAGTACTAGCGACATAAATGATGATTATCTAGGTTGCGGGCATTGGCGCGGTAGAAAAATATATTCTAATATAAAAAGTCCAATACTAGCTGCATTTAAAAAATATGGTGACGATAATTTTAAGAAAGAAATATTATTTATATTTGAAAATAGAGATGATGCTCTTAAGAAAGAAAAAGAGTTAATAGATATAGATGATATTAACTGTTACAATGCAAGATCGGGTGGCGAAAATAATTACATTTATACACAAAAAGCAAAGCTAAAAATGTCAATTAAAGCTAAAGAGAGATCTGAGCGCCTATTATTACAAACCAATATTCTAAAAGAATTTAACAAAAATAGAATAGGCAAGACGTATTCTAAGATATATGGTGAAAAAAGAGCAAAAGAAATTTCTTTAAAAAAATCAAAATCTCTTTCAGGGAGAAAATGTTCTGCAGAGCATAAACTTAAAATGAGCTTAAATCGTAAAGGCAAAGATTGCGGTAAATGCAAAGGAAGGAAAAGAGTATTTGATAGTATAAGCAACAAATTTATAAGACTATTTCCTAACGATATAGAAACTATGATATCAAAAGGCATTATAATAAAAGAGTTTAAAAAGACACCTAAGTTTCATTATGTTAATTACGTAAAGATAAAAGATTAAATATAAATAACATGTGGACTCTGACACACATGGTATATTTGCAAGCTATCGTCTTGTAAAAGAAGCATTTAATGTAACACCGGGTGGGGGTGGTAATGGTAGACTGTCACCGTCGCAACTTAAGCAGGTTGAGCCAGGTCATTATTTACATCCCTATGTTGCTGATAAATTTCAGCAAATGAAGCAAGATGCTGCCCGGGAGGGGGTAAATCTTAATATTAATAATGCTTATAGAAGCTATGACAAGCAAGTTGAAATGGCCAATCGTCTAGGGTTGTATTCTCGGGGCGGAAAAGCAGCAGTTCCCGGTACCTCAAACCATGGGTGGGGAACAGCAGTCGATTTAAATGTTAGATCGAACCCTGGTGCTTTCCAGTGGTTACAAACAAATGCAGCAAGATATGGGTTTAATAATATTCCCCGGGAACCTTGGCATTGGGAAATTAAGCCAAACCGGGTACCTGGTTTAGGGTCTATGGCAAGCGGTGCTACGACTGCTCAGCCTAGTTCTATGCAACCACCTACACCAAGTACTATGCAGCAACCAGGCGGTACTCAATTCCCCCCTACACAGCAACCCCAATTTCAAATGCCTCAGCCTTTTCAAGCTCAACAGACCGGGGGAATGGCAAGCATGTACCCGGGTCTTCAACCCTTACAGCAAATGATTAATACATTTGTTCCGGGTCAACGCTTTGGACAGGTAATGCCACAAAACACCCCGCAAGGTCTAGGAATGCAAAGAGCATATGCCTCACAATTTACCGGTACTCCGGTACAGCAAACAGCTACAGCACCAAGAAGACAGCAACAATTTGCAACGGGAAGAATGGGAGGAAGGCCTTCATGGGCCTCTAAATAATTGATATATGGTCACTTTTGAACAATATAATAGTTCTACTATTTCTGAAGGCTGGGTATGGGAACTAGTAAAATTTGCTGACCCGACAGGTATAACATCTGTTCCGGATTTAATAAGCGCGTTTACAAATTACACTACCGACAGAAGTATTTGGAAATTAATATGGCTTATTTTATGTATAGTAGCTGTTTTACCAGTTGCAAAATATGCTGGCAAAGGATTATCAAAGGCAATAAAACCACTAATATTTGGTGCCAAGGAAACTAAAACTGTAACATCAGCTGCAAAAGCATCAGCCTCGACAGCAAAAAATATTGCCCAAGCAGAAGCACAATTAGCAAAGACAGTAGATTTATTAATAAAAGGAGAAACTACAGTTTCGAAAGCACTAGGTAAATTAAATTTACCGCAACAAGGTGTGAAGTCTTTTTTTACTGATTTAAAAGCTTTTAAACAAAATCCCTCTCTAAAAGCCGCTTTAGCCGCAGGTAAAACTGGTGCAAAAAAAGTCGGTCAAGAAGTATGGAAGCATGGAACAGGTTCTTTAGAAACAGCACTTACATCACCCGGTCTTATGAAGACGGGCTATGGTGCGCGACTGGCAAAATTAGGAGTTACCGGTGGTACAGGCACTGCTGAGGGTATAAAAAAACAATTAGATCCCTACAAAACCCCTGAAAGTCAAAGGCTCACGGTACCCGGTCAACAGATCACACCAGGTGCAGTACAAACCGCACAGGCCTCGGCCGGTGCACAACAAGAACCTGAAGAAATGCTAACATATACAGATCCAAAAACCGGCCAACAATATCAAGGCACTGCAGATGAATTTAAAAGTTTGGGTATTCTTCCCATTCAAGCCCCTCAGCAACAGTCCTATCCCCTAGCTGGTACTGGTATACAGCTAACACCAGCACAGCAACAAGCTATTGGTGGGTTTATACCAAGAGGCGGTACCCAAAGAACTGGTCAAATTACCCCACAAAATGTACCACAAGGGGCTACTCAGCAAAATCCATTTGGAAGGGAAGGAATGTCTCCAGCAGAATATATGAGACCGGACAATTTTAATAATCCACCAATTCCCCAACAATACCAATACCAAGGAAACCAAGGATATGGGTTGGGTAATGTCGTGGGTGATATTGGTAATACCGTAGCTGGTACTGTAGGTGGCATTGGGGCTCTTGCCGGTCAATTAGCTGCAACCCCTATTGCTGGTGTAACTAATTTGGCAAGTAGTTTACTTGGCTTGATACCTGGTATTGGAGGGACTCCAGGAATGGGCGGAATGAATCCCTATCAAATGGCCCCGGCAAGTAATTACTATCGGTCTCCGGCCGGTTATAATCCCTACAATTATTCGCCTTATGGATATCCCCAAAGATAAATAATATATGAATTCTGACAGCTATCGCATATTCGAAAATTACAAATCTAAGCTTGTAACAGAAGCGCAGCAATCCCCAGAGCAAGAAAATACAGGTATTGAAGGTACCTCACAGTTTAATGAAAATTTAGCAGCTATAGACCAGCTAGAAGATAGCTTTAACAAGTTTTTCGAAACTGGTGTCAGAACAAAATTTCTTACCCAACAAGCTGCTGCCCAAGCAAAACAAGTAGTGGGTCTGACAATATCAGGATTTTTGGAAGGATTGGTTAAAACCTCCAAAGTTAAAGATATCAATCAACTTGAACAAATGAAAAAAAGTATTACCACTAAAATCAAAGGAATTGATACTTCTAGAGTGGTTGCTTTAATTGACCAAATGAAAGGCAGTTCTCAGCCGGCCCAGCAGCAGCCCCAGCAACCTGTGGCTACAGAACCGGCACTAACACCTGTAACACAACCCGAACAACCTGTTAGTTGATAATTTAAATTTTGTCTATACATTAATATAATGCGTATTGCGTTTAGCGGGGCAGCTTGTACAGGTAAAACAACTACATTAAATGCCTTTTTACAGAAATGGCCCCAATATAAGCAGCCAGAATTTTCATACAGGACCCTCATAACAGAAGACAAGCATAGCAAAAAAACTGACAAAAAAATTCAACGAAAAATATTGGATTTTATGTTGCAGCAACATGAACAATATACCGCCCATGACAAAGTAGTTTTTGATAGGTGTCCATTAGATAATTTTGTCTATACTATTTGGTCGTATGATAAAGGTAAAAAGGGGTTCACAGACAAGTATATTAATGAGGCCATATCTACTGTACGGAAAAGTATGAGGTCCTTAGATATAATCTTTTATATGACCCGGGATCAAATGGGTCCCATTGAACAGGACGTTCACAGAGAAACAGACCCCTTATATGTCACGGAAACAGATAATATTTTTAAAGCAATTGCCAAACAATATAGTGCAGGTACTTCCCCTCTATTTCCCCCAAATGATAGCCCTGCCCTTATAGAAATATCTGGAACTATAGAACAACGAGTTGACCAAATTTCTATGTATGTAACGGAAGACGGAAGTATGTATGGGGAAGAACAGAGTTTAATTAATACTGATGAACTATTAAAAATGGAAAGTTTAATAAGAGACCAAAAACAATTAGCCCAAAAAGAAAAGGGCATCCTATAAATAATAGGTGAGTTTTAATAAAAAGGTACAAAACATTGTAGAGAGTTATAGCTCTATTAAAACAGTGTCTAGACTGTTTTATCCAAGAAACTTTAATTTGTCTCCAGAATTTGTGGTTGCGTTTAAAAAAGAATATGCCCGACTGAAGTCATTAAATATTAGCGATAAGCAAATTATTCAAAAGATAGCCAAGGCATTACATTTTCATGGTAGAGAAGCTGCCTCTGAAGATAATATTAATAAGGTTTAATTATTCGGTAGTTTACTCTAGTTGCACTTACACAAGCTGTTGACAGATTAGCTCTTATATCATAATTAAACCCCCCTCGGCCAGTTAGAGTGACAAACAAAGCAATTTGTGAGGAAACTGGTACTATTAAATTACTAACGCTAGCTGGTAAAAATGGTTCTGTAATAAACCCGGCAACAACATCAAAAACTGAAAGGGTAACGTTATTAGTATTAAAGATTATATTTTGACTTTGGGTTTGATTAGCTGGTATGGTTAGTATACCTGTCGTAAAAAATATTCTCTTGTAGGAGTCTTGCACAGTAGCTGACATACCAGAAATTACTGTTCTAATAGAATTGGTAATGGTTGTTGAAATAGCTGAGAGCTCTGTAGAGGTATTAGCTACCAAAAGATCTGTCTGGCCGCTTACGGTTTTAAATGCATTATAAAAACTTACATTGTTATCTCGAAGAATAAAATACGTTATGGGGAGTAAATTAGTTCCATTTTCATTTTCAACTATAAAAAAATCAGTACTTTTAATACTTGTAATCTGATTAAGATCTTTTACAGAAATATAGTTATAAGCTGACATTTTAGTAAGGCTTGAAAATATTATAGCTAACAGTTATAGGGGTATCACAAAGTGTAGTTATATTTGCTTGAAGTGAATAATTTGGTGATGTTCCATTTAATACAGGAAATATTCCTACAGCCCCGGTTGTGGAAGGTGTTACTGTTGAATTAAGTGTTAAACTAATATTTGTAGCGTCCAGGGTGAGAGATGCCGGTACTACAATAGCGACCGAATTACTAGTAAATTCTTGGGTATTAAATGTTAATTGACCGGCCTGATAAAATATTCTACTGTAAGTAGCATTAATAGTTGCAGAAAGACTTGAAATATTTTGATCAATTAAACTATCTGTAGATGCTGAAAGACTGTTTATTTGGGTATCAAGTTGTTCAGAGGTTTCATAAACTTTAGAAGAGACGGCTGTAAAGTCTGTGTAAAAACTTACATTATCAGGGCCTACAACAAAGTTGTCAAAATCAAGAATATTTGTACCGTTTTCATTCTCCACGATTAAAAAATTACCTTTGACTATCTCCTCAATTTGAGGTTTCTCTTTAATATTGACATTCGTTATAGGTAGCATATGGTTTATTTATAGTTATAACAGAGGTTGCAATATATAAGATATAATGTAAAATCATTAAATGATTGGTATTGGTATAGTTACATGTAATAGACCTGAATTTTTTATCAAATGTTTTAGGTCTATTCCTAAAGGGTATGAAATAGCAGTGGTTAATGACGGCGCAGATTTTGAAGATTGGAAAAAACTGCTTGAAGAAAAACCTTTTACATACATACACAATTCTACTAATTTAGGTGTTGGTAGATCAAAAAATAAACTTTTTAAGACCCTTCTTGATAAAGAGTGTGATCATATATTTTTAATTGAAGATGATATTCTTGTAAAAAATAAAGAAGTTTTTAACGCGTATATTAAGGCACGAAATATAACAGGTATACAACATTTTAATTTCGGTTACCACGGACCGGCTAATAAGGGAAATATTTCTGGAGGTGCTCCTCAACCTAGGTTCGTTGTTGATTATGGAGACGTCCAAATTGCAATTAATGCTCATAGTGTAGGGGCTTTTTGCTATTATACACGAGAGGTTCTCGAAAAAGTTGGTTTAATTGATGAGACCTTTACTAATGCTTTTGAGCATGTAGATCATGATTATCGAATTGCTAAAGCCGGTTATTGTACTCCTTATTGGAACTGGCCGGATCTGGCTAATAGTACAGATTATCTAGATGAAATAGAATGTTCTGAAAAAAGTAGTGCCATTCGTCCTAGAGAGGACTGGAGAGAAAATATACAAAAAGGAGCGGAACTCTTTTATAGAAAACATAACTATAACCCGGCCTGGCAAAACTGTGTGCCGGATACATCTCCAGCAGACGTAAAGAAAATATTAAAAAATATTCATAGAAAGTATGCAATAAAATGAAAAAGATTGCACTAGGGGTAAATTTATTTGGAGCTTCAAAGCGTTCAGATTTATGTATTGAATCAATACTAAAGTGTAAAGAGAAATTTCCATCGATGGATCTTTATAATGTACAGTTTCAAGATACAAGTATAAAGCATAGGAAGCATGAAGCATTTAAGCCGCTACATGTTTTAAGAAAAAGTAACCAAGATGTCATAACTGCCCCGTCTAAAAAGATTATTCCCTTGATGGACGAACTTTTTGATGCATTAGCTTTATTAAATTATGATTACTTTTGTTTTACTAACGATGATATTATCCTTTCAAATAGATATTTTGATTTTATTAATACCACTAATTATGATTGCTACCCTGCATCCCGTCAAGCAATTCAACCTATTGAAACGTTGGTGAATGCAAATATAGTTGGAGAGCATTATCAGGTTGCAGGATTTGATACATTTTGCATAAAAACCACCTGGTGGAATGAATTTAGAGATAAGTTCCCGGGTTATATTCTGGGACATCCTTGTTGGGATGTCCATTATGCAACCTTATGTATGAGATTTGGTAATTCTACTTTATGTAACAAATGGCCCCCGCCCACTTTTCATATTATTCATGGCGATGATTCACATAATGATTCCCCGGAAAAAACTCATAATTTTGGTCTTTACTGGAAGCCACATAAATTTGATGTAGACATGTGGCACAACTATTTATTTTCGGTATTGTTGAGGCGCCCGGGTGCTAACTATATGACACCTCACGATAATGAATTAGAGTTAGAAAAGCAATTTTTTAGTGACGACTGGTTTAAGAATAATTATAGATCCTACCAATAACAGCCATTTTCAATTTGTCTGTAGTCTTTAGGTATTTCATTTTCTGTTGGTCTAATCCAGTATTCATTAAAATATGAGGCGATAATTTTATTACTATCCCATCTACCACCTTTAATACCGAATAATATTTGTAGCGGTCCGCCAAGATGTATGGCTTGTTTACCTAGTGTTTTTGCATGAGAAGCAAGCGGTAGGGAGGAAGCCCCTGTACCTATCAGAGCAATATCGAAATTAATATTAGTCATTTTTTCCTTAATATCTAGCACCATTTCCCTCCATGTACTGTACGGGTTTTTTTCTCCATCAATTGCCTTGCTCGGGGGATGATAGATAGTGACAAGATTAAATTCTGGTAATAAATTATTTTCCCATACGAGATTTCGCCGTTTATATTGTGATTTAATAGATTCGGTAAAGGGTGAAATGGCTAACACATTTTTATTTTTTAAAAACTTTGTCCATGCTAGGCCTGCATAATATGGTTCAAGAGAACATAAATCCCCCAGTATGCAGTTACTGCTCCTAGACTTTATAAACCGTTTTTCAAAATCACCAAGACCGTTATTCCATGCTGCTAAAAAATCACTATTAGTAACAGCAGACTCTAGTTCCTGACAAAAATTAAGTCGAGCTTCTTCTGTTTGTGGAAATACACCGGCATTTATATATGTTTCCTTGACAACAATTGGGTTCCATGGAATTGATGGTAATTTTTGATGTAATGCATATTGATAATTGTACATACACATAAGCTCGGCGTTCCCAATCTTACCACAACAGATTGGCTTTTCCGATTTAAATAGTTCATAAAGCTCGTATACGCTATCTAAAAAATTTAAAGTTGTAAACATATACTTGTAAACTACTATCTTTATAATAATATAAAAGTAAGTGAAAATCAAGGCATATACTCTGTTTACAGATTCTCATAAAAAATTTCTGACAAATTATTTTCTTCCTACCTTTCCGTTCCGTAAGGAGATTGAGCTTACAATGCTTCATCGTCCACAGCATTGCAAGACAGCAACATTTGAACAGGAGGGGTGGAAAGATACAATGCGAGACAAATCAACTTGCTTTTATGAAAAAATACAAGAGTGTGGTGAAGAAGAAATTTTTATGTTTATTGATCCAGATATACAGTTTTTTAAGGATTTCTACAATGATATAGTTAATACTATGCAAGATATAGATGTAGCTTGGCAGAACGATGTTATTGGAGGTGTGAATACCGGTTTCTTTGCAGTTAAAAATAACAAGCAAACGCGCGCATTTTTTAAAACTATTCTAGGTAATTTAGATTCAAAAGACTTTAGCCAAGAGCAAGTATTGGCAAACCATCTCCTACAAAACATACATTTATATCCATCTATTGCGGTAAAGAGCAAATTTCTACCAATGGAGTATTGGACTTATGGATGGGTCGCAGCAACTATAGATCCAAGAACCGGGGGATGCCGGGGAAGCTGGACACCAGAAGCATTAGATTTTGATATACCAAAAAATATTGCCATACACCATGCTAACTGGACAGGTGGAATCGAAAATAAACTTAAACTTTTAGATATTGTTAGGGACAAGCATGCTAAACTTTAGTCGATTACGACCGGCTCCTCACTACCCTGCATACCCCCCTTACCATACGGGCAAATATTTAGAAGAATATTTTTATGATTATTATAAAAAAAATAAAGCTGAATTTGATAAAACCGGATACACTTTAATTCCTATATTTTGGACCAACTTATATTTAAATCAGTTTCCTAATAGTGTTATACAGGAATATATAAAATATTTACCAAAGGGAAGGTATTTTACCTTATGTCAATTTGATGATGGTATACAAGAAAGCCTTCCTCCAGACACTGTAAATTTTGTTGCCGGGGGTAATAAAGAAGGTATTCCTGTTCCATTGATATGTTCTCCATTACCAGAAAAATATATTATTAAAAAGAATAAAGATATTTTTTGTTCATTTGTTGGTACATGCTTGAATACAGATAAATACAGCTGTAGATTAAAGTTATATGAAAGCTACCAACAAGACAAAGACTTTTATTTCTGTAACCCACGTCCGTGGAATAATTTAGTTGAAACAAAATTCTTAGATGAATTTTGTAATGTAACATCAAGATCGCGTTTTGCACTTTGTCCGCGAGGATATGGGCTACAAAGCTTTAGATTGTATGAGGTATTGCAATTAATGACAATTCCAATTTTTGTGTATAATAAACCTTTCTTTCCCTTTTCTGATTTTATAAATTGGAATGATTTTTGTGTATTAATCCATGAAGATGAAATACCTATCTTAAAAGAAAAATTAAAAACAATATCGGTTGATAAACAAGAGGAAATGCTAATTAAGGGCCGTGAAATTTATAAAACATACTTTACAATGGAAGGTATGTCGTTACATATACTTAAGACATTGCAAGGGTTAAAATGAAAAAAGTTCTTTTTGTTATAGCTCGCTACAATGATATACGTCAACACTGGTTTGACACAAAAATATCACCAAGAAATAAAGAATATTGTAACATTCACGGTTTTAAGTATATTGAAATTCGTAATGAGCATCAGATTGAATCTTTTCGCAATAACCCCACTTGGTGGAAATTTACAATAGTTAGAGATGCAATTAAGGAAGGTAAGTTTAATGATGGTGATATAATTACTCATTTAGATGCTGATATGTTTATAGTAAAACTCGACCAACCATATATAACAAATAAGTCCTTTTCCTATTCTATTGACAACGGTAATACCCATTGCATGGGAAATTATACCCTTACCGTGAATGAATGGTCGCGAAATTTACTAGAAAATATTTTAAGTGAGGAAAGATACCAACGATTAAAAGATGTTGAAACCTTGCACGAAGCTTTTGATAATTATTCTAGTTTTTGGAGTCATTTTAGAGAACAGGCCTCGTGGTATTCTCTAGCTGGAATAAAGCGGCATTCGTGGGTGCCATTTACAGAGTTACCCAACAAAGGATTTCATTCGGAAAAAAATAATGACACATTATACAGTTTAAATGATCTAGACAAACATGTCGAAATACGATCAGCAGGGTGGAATACAACACACGACTTTGAAAGTACTGACAGATTTAATATAAACAAAGTACTTGATAAAGATGTAATCATACGCCATTTTGCAGGTGGACAATATTGGGATGTTGAAAAATGGAGTTAAAAAATTTGGTTATCGACCCGATGGGTAATTTTCCAACTGCATATAAAATGTTTGGACCGACAGATTATTTTTGTGAAGATTTAGATAATATTAATGAGTCTGATGTAGGATTTGTTCTTAAGCAACATACAAACACTAGTAGACAGAAAATATACGATACCTATAATATTGTGGTTACAGATATAAACGCACTACATTCTCAGTATAAAAAGATAATAATAGTTTTTCCTGTAAACTTTATAGATGACATAGGCACGTCTATATGGGACCCTATGTCAAATATTGAAAAAGACGATAGACTTTTTATAAAAAAATATTTTACCTATTTAGCCTCAAAAATAGAAAAAATTAAATATGACCATATTATATTTTTAGACTATCACGATCGTGCGGTGACATCAGATGGTGAAAATTGGTTAAAGAATAATTTTCCTAAATATTCAGGTATCTTTAAAAGAGAATATAGAAAAACTTATCTTTATGATTACAGTAATAAGGTTTTTTCATTTCCATTTCTTATGTTTGGTAATCACCCTAAAAATTCGTGTTGGAAGCTTTTTGAAGAACGGGTACTTGGTAACCAGGGAATAAATCAGTGCGTTTGGCCTGGAGGCGGTTATAATTATACCCCACCAGGTAAGCGTGACGAATGGTGCGGTCGACAAACACTTTTTGAAAAAATACAATCTCACCTAACCGTAACATCCGCAATTGGAGAGAATTATTTTAATTTGTTTAATACGTATAAATTTTTTCTTCATATGAATGGCTCGGGTAATTTATGTAAAAGATTTTATGAAGGGCTATCCCGAGATTCGTTAATGATTATGGAGGACATGGAGATTGTGTTTCCGTTTAACGGTGAATTCTTTTCCGACATGTGTGTATTCAAATATCCTAAAGAATTTTTCTATAAACTTGATATATTAAAAAATGATAACAATATATACGCGCAGTGTAAAGAGCAGCAGGAATATATTCTGAAGAAATATTTTAATTATAAATGGATAAATCAGTATATAGATTCAGTATTAAACTGAAACATGAAAATACTTTTTGTACCTACTATTTGTCCATCTAAGCAAGGAGATTTACTCGAATTAACAATATTACACGGCTTGAGAACAATACTCGGAAACAGGTGTATTGACTATCCGCGAAAAAAAATTATGTATCATGATTTTTCTGATACCCCAAAAAATACTCTTCATGGAAAAGGATTCAGTCTTCTTACATATCCTATCTTAGATTTGTCTGAACAAGAGCGAGTTATAGAAAATATTGATGTAGTTTTATACGGGAGCGGTCATATGTACGGGGAGGGACGGTTGCCTGAATTAAAAGGATTAACAAAAAATATTTGGGTATTAGATGGTCATGATTTATATGGTCAAGCCCCAAGAAAAATTCTATACGAAAATGAGGAAATAATAGGCACCCAATACATGAACTGCTTTAAGCGTGAATATATTGAGGAGCTCGAGTGTACCTATCCAACGGGATTTGGTATCCCTATACATAGAATTAAGCCTATAAACCTCTCTATAAAAACTCAAATGTACCAAAAAACAGCTCCAGATGCAGCGGTATTTAAATTAGTAAATGATTTGGGTGGTGGGGATAAACATTATAAATTTGACTCAGAAGAAGAATATTATAATGACTTACAAAAATCATGGTTTGGATTAACTTGTAAGAGGGGTGGGTGGGATTGTCTGAGACATTATGAAATAATAGCTGCAGGGGCAGTGCTTTTGTTTCGTGATTTTAAGAAAAAACCCGTTCTATGTTCACCGCAATGCCTTCCCTGCCTGTCATATTCATCTATAGACGAACTAAATTCTATTATGACCAAATTAGTTGTAAATGGTCAGCCGACATCAGAATATATGTACTATCTAACCCAACAAAGAAAATGGCTCTATAATGTAGGTACTACGGACGCTCGTGCATTTAATATTATTCAGATTCTCAATAATAAAATAAAAACATGATAAAGATAGAAGAAGTAACCATTTGTACCCATTGCGGTGCTAATCAAGATATAGTTAGCAAACAAGTTGAAATGTTATTGCCCTTACAAAAGAAAATTAAAGTATATTGGAATCATCGTATTAATAGATACCCTAGAGCGTATCCATCATATTCCCAACTCATAAATCATTCTATAGCTACATCACCAACAGAATTTATAATTTTATTAAATGATCGAGTTACTCCACATTTAGCGCAGGCAGAAAAAATTATTAATCATTTAGAAAATGGTTTCGGCTGTTCATTAATTTACAATGTCGGATATATGGGATTTTCAAAAGAATTAGTAAGAAGAATAGGCTGGTGGGATGAAAGATTTATTGGTGGGGGATGGGAGGATAGAGACTGGGTATTTAGAATGAAAATGGCAGATATTGCATTATATGAATCACAAGAAGGTACTTATGATTACAGCTGGAAATCACCTCTACAGGCTAATAAAGGCTGTCTTTATTCCGATCCCCATTGGTATAAAAAATATACCCTCACAAATGTTATTTTGAAAAATTTACCAGAAGACCCGTATGAGCATTGGAATTTATTCTTAGGTCCCACTAGGCCTGAAATTAGTAATAGTTGGATGAAGTGGTCAGATTCATTATTAAATGTGGAGTTTGGACGTGAAGGTGGTCAATCATCGTCATCAATAATTAATAATAGAATTATTCAAGTAAATTACTGAGTAGCTGCTTGATATTATATAAGCAATTTATATAATATCTTAATGTCTAAGCAAATACTAATAACAGGCGGAGCAGGGTTTCTTGGAACCCATTCAATTGAAAAATTTAAGTCCGAGGGATTTGGCATTACAGTCTTAGATAATTTTAGTACAGCCACAATTCCAAGAAATGATCCGTTACTTAGCAATATTTTGTTGCTTTCTGGTAATATTCTAGATTACAAATGGAATGATTTAGATCATTTTGATTTAATTCTTCACTTGGCAAGCCCGGTTGGGCCAGCTGGTATTTTAAAGCACTCGGGTAACATGGCCCGTTATATAATTGAAGATATATACTGGGCTATTGATGGGGCTAAGCATAATAACTGTCCATTAATATTTTTAAGCACATCAGAAATATACGGCTATAGAAGTAGCCCAGTTCTTCTTAAAGAAGAAGATGATAAGGTGCTTGTTGGAGAATATAAAGTTCGTAATGAGTATTCAATGTCAAAGCTTACAGCAGAAATTATTTTAAGCAATACTGCAAAAGTCTCAGACATTAAATATCAAATAATTCGTCCGTTTAACATAAGCGGGGCACGGCAACTTAAAACTGGGGGATTCGTACTACCAACATTCATGACACAGGCTCTAAAAAATGAGCCAATAACTGTGTTTGGAGATGGTAGCCAAGTAAGGGCATTTACCCATGTTAAAGATATAGTTGAAGGTATCTATTTAACGGCCACTACAGATAAGCTTAATCAAATATGGAATATTGGAAACAAAGATAATATTAATACTATCTTAGGGCTGGCGGAAATGGTTAAAAAGAAAGTTGCCAATAGTACTTCAGAAATCGTCTGTGTTGACCCAAAAACCATTCATGGTCCTCTCTATGAAGAAGCTTGGGATAAAATACCTAATTCAACGAAAATTTCTCAAGAACTGGGCTGGACACCAAAATACACAGCTGAAGAGATTGTTGATGATGTATACAACTACTATAAAAGTCGCGTATGAGCAAATTAAAAATAGGAATACTAGGTTACGGTGAAATTGGATCTTCATTAGAAAAGTGTTACCTCGGTAAAAACTTTATTTTAAAAATAAAAGATCTAAACCGAGATGACGGTTTAGATGGCATAGATATTTTAAATATTTGTATACCTTATACAGAAAAATTTATTGACATAGTAGTTAAGAGTATTGTAGATACAGCAGCTAAATTAACGTTAATACATTCTACTGTTATACCCGGTACAACTAATGCAATTAGTAAGTTAATACCAGAAAATCAGCATGTGGTTCATAGCCCTGTACGGGGGGTACATCCCAAGCTATATGAGGGATTAAAAACCTTTGTTAAGTACGTAGGCAGTGATAATGAAGTAGCTGCATTAAGTGCGCAAAAACATCTTGAATTGTTAGGTCTTAAGGTAGAGAGGTTTCCTTGCGCTACCACCTCGGAATTAGCAAAAATACTTTGTACTACTTATTACGGTGTATGTATTGCATGGCATAATGATATAAAGCTTATGTGCGACAAATACAATGTAAGTTTTGATGACGTGGCAACAAAATGGAATACTACCTATAACGAAGGTTATGAAAAGCTAGGAATGTCAAATGTAATTAGACCTGTTCTATATCCTCCTAGCGAAAAAATAGGCGGTCATTGTGTTGTTCCAAATACTGAACTCCTTAAGACTATATTTGATAGCTTAGCTTTTGATTATATATTAAAACTAAAATGAAAATTGCTTTTCATTCTTATCAATTAGGAGAACGCGGCACAGAAATTTGTCTTTATAAATATGCAAAGTATAATCGGGAAATACTTGGTAACGAATCAATTATTATTTCAACAAATTCTAGACCTACCCCGTCATTAAATCGATTTAAAGAATTTCCTACATATCTGTACAGCACTGTTTGGCAAAATGATAGGAAAAATGACGAGTTAAGAGGTGTATTAGAAAATATATGTGCTGAAGAAAAGGTAGATGCATTTTATGCAATTAAGGGTGGGGAAAATGATAATTTTATGCCGACCAATACACGGCGATTAGCACATTGTATCTTTACAATGGATGAACCGCATGGAGAGGTCTACGCGGGAGTTTGTAAATATATTTCAGATCGATATGGCGGTGTTTACCCCTATGTTTATCATATTATAGATAAAGAAGCCCCACATATAAATGACGATCTTAAAGACGAGCTGGGAATTCCTAAAGATGCATTAGTCTTAGGTAGGCACGGCGGTCGAGATGTATTTAATATACCAGCAGCACATTCAGCAATTATTCAGGCCCTCGAAAAAAGAAAAGATTTATGGATAGTTCTTTTAAACACAGATGTCTTTTATACACATGAAAGGATTAAGTACTTGCCCTGGACAATTAGTGAAGAATATAAAGCCCGTTTTATAAACACGTGCGATGCTATGATTCATGCCCGTGACGACGGTGAAGTCTTTAGTTTGTCTGTAGCTGAATTTTCCGTTAGGAACAAACCTATTATAACCTGGAAGCCTGATATTATTCCTAATCATTATCATCACGGGCATTTAGATGTATTGAAGGATACAGCTTTCTACTACAAGGATACAGCCACACTAGTAGAGATTCTATTGTCCTTAACAAAATCAGATATTGTCAGTAGAAACTGGAATGTTTATGGGGAGCAATTTTCACCACAGGCCATAATGCAGCAATTTAAAGATGTTTTTCTGACTACATGATAGTTGCAACATGTCCTTTAAGAATATCCTTAGTAGGTGGGTCTACAGACCACCCGCACTTTTTAGAGAAATACAACACCGGGGCTGTAATAAGTTTTCCGTCATGCCTAAAAACATATATAACATTACATAAAGATGTCCTAGGTATCACTCAAACCCAAAAAAAATATATTGTAAATTATTCTAAACGGGAAGAGTGTAGCCATGTTGATGATATTCAAAATGATCTTGTCCGGGAAGTCTTTAAGTTTTTTAATGTACAATATAGTACGTGCGCATTAACATCAGATATTTTTTCATCTGGGTCTGGTCTGGCCTCATCCTCGTCTTATATAATAGCCCTTATAAAAGCAGTGGTAACAATGCACAATATTAATATTTCAGACATTGAAATTTGTAATATTGCTAATCAATTAGAGAAAAAATTTAACCCGCTAGTGGGGCAGCAAGACTTTTACGGTAGTGGCATAGGCGGGTTAAAAAAAATTACTTTTTATAAGGACAAATTGCCGTCCTTTACTTATTTAAAAACTAGTATTTTTGATAATATGGACATGATATTACTTTTTACGGAAAAAAATCGATTATCAACTAATATTTTACAAACTATTAATATAGATAAAAGCAGAGAGCATTTAGCAGATGTAAATGTACTAGAACAGTATATTCTCGAGAATAATGTAGAAAATTTTTGTAAGACTATAAGAAAATCGTGGGAGACTAAAAAAAATACTTCCCCACACATTTGTGCAAACGATTTAATAGATTTAGATAGAAAATTGTATTTAGATACTAATGTATTAGCACATAAATTATGTGGTGCAGGGGGTGGTGGCTTTTTTCTTGTCTTTACAAAAAAAGGTACAGTACCAGGTATGGTTTCTACAAATCTCTATACTAAAATAGGCTTATCCACAACTGGGGTAACCGCAACAAGACTATATGATTAATTTTTTAAAAAAAGCTCTTTATAATATAAAGGAGAGCGAACTTGCCAAACTTAAAGAAATAGTATTATCTGCCTCAGAGATTATTATCCTAGGGAACGGTGGGAGTAATGCTATAGCATCGCATATTGCCCAGGATTATACAAAAATACTTGGAAAGAAAAGTTTTTCATTTTCTGATTCATCTAGACTGACGTGTTACATAAATGACTATGGAATGGAAGAAGCTTATGTAAAATACTTACAACATTTTTCTAGTAAAAAAACTTTGGTTATCTTAATTTCATCTTCTGGTAGATCTAAAAATATTATTAATGCGGCTAATTTTTGTCTACAAAATCAAATAAAATACATTATATTGACCGGTTTTGATGAAACTAATGAACTGCGTCAGAATTTCGGATCTAAGGCAGAGATAGATTTTTGGGTTAATAGTAATGACTATGGCATAGTAGAATGCATACATGAAATAATCTTACATGCTATTACCTTTCCACCGTGTAGGGTAGGGTTTATTGCAGGGTGTTTTGATGTAATTCACCCCGGGTATGCACAATTGTTCTGTTTTGCTAAGCAACACTGTGATTATCTTATCGTGGGGCTGCATGAGGACGCTACATACAGAGAAAATAAATTAAAGCCAGTTCTCACTATTAATGAGAGAACTGATATTTTAAAATGTATAAAACAAATTGACGAAATAATTCCATATAAAACAGAAAATGACCTATTATCTATTTTAAGAACTAAAAAAATAAATGTAAGATTTTTGGGAAGTGATTACCGGGATAGGCTAAACCAAATTACCGGTTTGGAGTTAAACATTCCTATAGTTTACCATGAAAGAGTTGATGGGTGGTCTGCAACTAAATTTAAAAAATTAATTAAAGAGTCGGTATGAAGAAAGTTGTAGTAACAGGTGGGTGCGGATTTATAGGCAGTCATTTAATTGATGAATTAATCGAAAGAAATTATAATGTAACAGTAATAGATGATTGTTCGGCGATATCAAATGAACGGTTTTATTTTAATAAAAAGGCTTTGTATTTTAAGTATAATATCCAGGATTACAATCTTATAGAGCCGCTTTTTAGAAATGCTGAATGTGTATTCCATCTTGCAGCTGAATCCCGGATCCAAACAGCAATTGCCAACCCCCTGTATGCAGTAAAAACAAATGTTACAGGAACTGCTAACATACTACAAGCCGCACGCCTTGGAGGCGTTAAAAGAGTTATATATTCATCAACATCTTCTGTTTATGGTTTAAATGAGACTGTACCTATTAGCGAGAATGCTCCAATAGATTGCTTAAACCCATATTCTGCATCAAAATATTGCGGTGAAGAGCTTTGTAGAATGTATAGTAAATTGTATAACTTGGACACACTGATCTTTAGATACTTCAATGTATATGGGGAGCGGTCCCCTACAGCGGGTCAGTATGCTCCGGTAATAGGAATTTTTTTAAAGCAAAAAAATAATAACGTTCCATTAACGGTAGTAGGCACAGGTAAGCAGCGCCGTGATTACGTCCACGTATCAGATGTAGTTAATGCAAATATTTTGGGTATGATAGCAAAAGAGAATATTAATGGCCAGGTGTTTAATATTGGTACCGGTAAAAATTATAGCGTACTAGAGCTTGCAAGCTTTATATCAGATAATATTATATATATACCGGAGCGACCAGGTGAGGCAAAAACAACTCTTGCAGATATATCAAAAGCAAAAAATATTTTAAATTATAATCCTCAAATAAAACTTAAAAGCTGGCTAGAAACTATTATTAAATGAAAGTTATAACCGACCACTCAGTAGCAATATCATCTCCAGATCATTTATTTCCGTGGGGAACAGCACGAGACAATACAACTGATCATGGTTTTATTGAAGAAATTGAAAACTTCTTTAACAACAAAAAAATTAAAACATTAGATATTGGATGCTCTGGTGGTCAACTTACTATTGACTTTTATAACCGCGGTCATGTAGCAATTGGAATTGAGGGGAGCGACTACAGTCTTGTTAATGAAAGGGCAAACTGGCCGCAATATAAAAATAAATTACTTTTTACATGCAATGCAACTAAACCTTATACAATTACTGATGATACAAATAATCCAGTGCAATTTGATTTAATTACAGCATGGGAAGTGCTCGAGCATATACACGGAAACGACTTTAAACTTTTCTTTAATAATATTCTTAATCATATGCATGAAAAGTCTATTTTTTGCTGCAGTATTAATACGAATGAAGATGTAATAAATGGCTATAAGCTGCATCAGAGTGCATACACCCAAGATGTGTGGTTGAAGGAAATCCTTCCAACTTATTTTGATGTATATCCTTTTCCTTTTATTAATAGAGTTAGATGTGGTGGCAGCTTTCATACATTACTTAAAAAGAAAAATATCTATACAGATTAATCATGGAGCTGCTGGGATTTGAACCCAGGTCTTAAGCAATTACATTCACTGGTACTACAAGCTTATCTTAGTTAAACTTCAGAATGCGTGGAACTAAGCAAAACCCATTCGATATGGCGATTTAATACGCTTGGCAGATAACCACCACAACCCACCAAGTCAGGAATCTGTAACGCGCCTTGTTTTACTGATTCCAACCTACAACAAGACGATCGAACTTATACTAGTTCGAGTTCGGCTTCTGCGTCTTCGAAGCCATACTGAGCAAGTATTGCATCAGCCTCTTCTAGACTCATAGCCATGTCGAAGTTATCTTCGGCATTTATAGTATTTGCTATTTTATACTGGAATGCCCCAGTGCTTGCACCAGAGAACCGCATTGATTAATCGATTCCGTTCAGCCCCATGTCAAAGAACAGTATATTTATATAGGAAAAAAATATTAAATCAAATCTATTGTAGTGTACCAATTTGTCTAAAAGGTATTGGCTTGTTCTTACTATCACACACCGTTACCCCGTCTATATGACCAGACATATAAGAGCCATGACCTTCCCATTTGCCACAATACCAAATTGGTTTTACTTCTTTACCGTCAACCATCCTTCTTCTATTAATAGAAGTTTTAAACCCAGTAGCTCTTCCTCCGGCTTGAGGGTTTGTCTTAGACGCGGCCATATATTATATATAGCTATTAAACTAGATTTCTATAAGTTTTCTATTATTAGATAGTGCAGCAGTTATGGCAAAATTACCTTTTAAAGATAGAATCGGCTCACATTCTCTTAATATAAAAAAGTCTTCAAAAGCCTTTTTAAATCCATCCTCCGAACACCCAGCATAATCAATATGTTCTGGATTTTTATCACTGGTATAAAAATTTAATTTTTTCTCTTTACAAAATTCTAGAAATTTTGAGCTATCAGAACAAAGAAAAATATCTTTACTAGATGTATTATGCTCCAAAATTGAATTATATACCTCGTCATAGGATACATCTCTATTAAAATTAGGGTCATTCCAATTAGCCTGGCTACCTCCAAATCTTGCGGCAACCCCTAAAGGCTTTTTACTACAAAAATCTGGTAAGATGTTTTTGTAGGTAAATAATTCATAAAAAAGATTATGAAATAAATCCTTACATTTAAGATCTTCTAAAAAATTGACATTACTTTCAATGATTTCAATATCCTCAGTAAAAAAATTTTTGTAATTTTGTAGAAAAGATCGGTATATATTATGACCGTCTCCGTCCATAATACGATGGTTTCTTAAAGACCCCTCTATTGGGCGAGGCTTCCAATTAATTAAATTTGGTTGTAGGACTGAATTGAGGTTATAAGGGTAAGTCCAATTTATTATAAATTCCCTATTAAGTAACTTGGCCAAAGCATAGCAAGACACAAGCCCTTTAAGCCTGTCTGCTAGTCCCCCTGCAGGGTACCTAATACAATTATATACTATATATTTTTTCATATAAAAAAAATACCGGGGGTTGCCCGGTATTTAATTCTGCGACACTCTCGCAGACGGAGGAATTAAGCAACCTGCAATCCGCTCCTACGAATGGCGCGGGTCAGATCACGTGCATCAACACGACGAATCGTAGATGCATACTGATTCTTCTGCTCAAGAACACGAGCGCGCTTGACGGTAAACTCACCGCCACGGGAGCGCTCGATCTTAACG